TGGTTCTTCTAATTTATCACTAGTAGAATTTGTTGGTTCTTCTAATTTATCACTAGTAGAATTTGTTGGTTCTTCTAATTTATCACTAGTAGAATTTGTTGGTTCTTCTAATTTTAGTTGAATTAGTTCAGAATTTTCTAAATCAGATGGTGGAGGAAGCTGCGGGTTAAGTACTAATGGAATTGAAGGAGTCGGATCCAATGGCACTATTTGTGGAAAAATACTGTCATCAGGTTTTTGAGTCGGTTCTTTATCCTTTACACTATCACAAAGTGCAGCTGGTTTAAAATCTGGATATTGAGTTTTTATTCTAACTTGAGTTTCAAAATCATCACAAGCAGTTGCAGCTAAAGTAGCAGTCTCTATCCCGTCAAGAACATCACCACGAGCAATCATCCCTTGTTCCCATTCATCTTCTGAAACAAAAAAATTATATTTATTATTCCAGTGATTTTCTTTAGTAATTTCACCAGTAATATCTTCTGCTGTTAACATACCAACAGCAGCGGTAGTATCAGTAGCAGAAGGAGCAGCGGTAGTATCAGTAGCAGAAGTAGCAGCGGTAGTATCAGCAGCAGAAGTAGTAGCGGTAGTATCAGTAGCAGAAGTAGCAGCAGCATCATCTGCAAGTGGTTCGGCACATAATTTTTTTTCATGTTGTCCCATATTATCCTTTGTATTGATAGTGTTTGTACATCCTTGTAGTCTAGCCAAAGTAACCCACTCTGAACCTTTTTTCTTTAATCTATCCTTACCGTCGCTTCTCATATTTATTCTCGAATCACCTGTTCTACAATTTTCTGCAACGTAACAAGTGGATGGATCTATTGACGCGAGTAAATCTTCATTAGCAGAAGTAGCAGCAGCATCATCTGCAAGTGGTTCGGCACATAATTTTTTTTCATGTTGTCCCATATTATCCTTTGTATTGATAGTGTTTGTACATCCTTGTAGTCCAGCCAAAGTAACCCACTCTGAACCTTTTTTCTTTAATCTATCCTTACCGTCGCTTTTCATATTTATTCTCGAATCACCTGTTCTACAATTTTCTGCAACGTAACAAGTGGATGGATCTATTGACGCGAGTAAATCTTCATTAGTGTTCCTCATTGGTTCTAAATCTTTATATTCCATTTTAGTATTTCCAAACTTTTCCTTATTTAATAGTTCTATTCTTTTTTCAACAAAATTATCATAACCTAATTCGAATTCGCCTTTTAACTCATTTTTAGCACCTTTAAACACATTATCAATGGTACTAGCAAATTTTTGAATAATTTCAGTCTTATTCATATTTTGAATAATTTTTTGAATATTCGCAGTAACCTTAGCAATTTGTTTAACCGAATCTATATTAAAATTACCACACACAATATCTTCAACTACAAAATTATTTGTAGCAAGTATAACATCCGAAATATAAGTTTTATTTTCTGATTCCATCGTATTCATCATTGTATTTTCATTGGTAACTTTAGTGCTGTTTAGACTATCATTAGTAATACCAACAGCATTTGATACATTTGTATTATCCGTTATATTAACAGTAGAATTGCTTTTATTTCCTACTCCTGTAGCTTTAGCACCTTTAGCCGCATTTTTGGCCGCTTTTCCTACTTCAGCGTAATCTAGTGATGTTCCTTTATAAAAATTTTCTAAATTTTGTTTTTGATGATCAAGAAAAGGTCCCATATCAGGCATTTGTTGTTCCATAGTTTGACTTACCGCAATATCAATATCTGTTTTTACATTATTTTCTGTTTTATTTTGGCTTACTGTTTGACTTGATACTGATACATCCCCAAATTGTAAAACATTACCGATATTAATTGTTCCGGTACATTTAATATTTTTTAATATAAAATTATTTTCAGCCGCTACTTTTAAACTAGCCATCGTACTATTTTTTACTTTTATATTTGTCTGTACATTATTCATAAAACTAGATTCTAATTCATTTCTTTGATCGTTAGAAATATCCAGTTGTTCTGAAATACTTTTATCAGATATAAGATTAAAGGTTGATTTAGTTTTATTTCCTATAAAAGGTTCAATGTTTTTATTGATTTTTTTTGAATTATTAACGAGTTCACTAAACATTATATTAAACTATATAAAAAAAAAAAAACATTATATTAATTTTAATATATAATATAATATTATATAATATGGGAAATATTTTAATTACAGAAGAAAATAGAGATAGAAGATCTTTTTATAATAAAGACAATACTGGGAATGATTCTAATACTTTACTACAAAAAAAACTATACGAAATATTTATGAATCAAAAAACAGTAGTAAATGGTAAATTAGTAAAACATAATATTGTAAAAGCTTATTGTAAAACTAACAATTCGTATAGAGAAAGTGCTAATAAAAACCCAATTACGATGTTGAAGGCGGGAGCTGTACAACCAAGTACAAGTTATCAGGATGACTTGAATAGAACTATTTTTATAGAATTGCCAGGTGTGGCAAATTATATTGATAATGTGGCATTTGATAATGCCCCATATGTTACTAATTCAAAGATTATGAGTTATGGTATACCATTTACAATACAAGATGAAGATATTGATGCTTTTTACAATAGTTCAGAAATAAGTAAAGACTTACCTGACACTGACTCATTAAAAGGTAGGGATATAGGTGTTATTAGTATGTGTAATATATATATGAATGATATATGCGGAAGAGAAATTTATAATAATAAATGTTTCAAATATAATGGTAACTGGATAAGAGATTTTGATAATCCTAGGTGTATTAAATATTATGTAAATGGTATGGATTCACAAGGTATAGATGGTGGAGATAAAAATTTAATATCATCTACACTATTTAAAGGTGAAGAAATTGAAGATTTTAGTAATGAAGAAACTTACACCTCTAGTGATTTTTTAGTAGGTTTTATTTTTGACTATACTCTTTCAGAATCGGAACTTTCAGAATCGGAACCTTCAAAACCGGGTCCTTTTCCACCGTATAAAGATAAAACTATTGATAATTCTTGGATAGAACAATTTGTTGATGGAAAAGTATCAAATATTTATCTTGAAAATGAATCAAGAATAAAAGTTATAAAAGCATTAGATATCTTAATGGATAAATATAAAATTCCTAATTCAAAAATATCTAATGCTGGAATAGAAGGTGCTAATTATGCTGAGTATTATGCTAAACAATTAGGAATAAAATCATATGAAAATATAGCGAGTGAAACTTACGACCACGAAAAAATATTATTAAATTTAGATAAATTAGATTTAGGTGATAGCGGGGATGATACAAAAATAGAAGTAATAGTAGATCATATTTTAACTATAACCTTAGGGGCAAGACATTTAGGAAAGAATAAATATTATGATGAGGACGACTTAACAAATTTATTAAAAAAATTTAAAAAAATGTTAAGTGGAATCGACAGTAGTAAGGAATTAAAAAAACTTTTAACTTATAAGTATATAAGAGAATTATCAATAAAAAATTATATTATTGATTCAGAATTTACGTACAGACCTTTATCAGATGCTGATAAACAATTATATTTTGGTAGTTCAATGTGTAAGTGTGTTAATTCAATTCACGGACCAAATCATAATTTATCCACTAAAAAAACTTGTAATATAACTAAAGAGCAGCTAGTTATTCCAAATATTCTAACTTATTTAAATACTACTTCTATTTTTACAACTTCTCCTTTAGATATAGATGAATTATTAAGAGTTAGATTATGTACTAATTGGTATTTTACACATTTAACACCATTAGTAGTTACAACATCAAGTGATGTAAAAACTGTAACAGATGATACATCAAGTGGTTCTTACAAAAGTAAATATTTTGATTTTATAAATCATACATCATATTTATTTTCTCATAATTATGGATTAATGTCTGGACACGAAGCTGATTCTTTTCTAGCTAAAATGAATAATGATTGGACGTCAAAAACTGATTTTTTAACCAATATGAAGAAAGAACCAACAGAAAAGATTATTGGAACAAATATGACTTATAGTGAGGCATATTTAAAATTAGAAGAACAAAAGGAACAACTTGAGGGAACAGGCAAATATGAAAATATGAAAAAATCTTTACAACACTTCAGACGCATAACAACAGGTAATTTTTCTGATTATGAGATAAATGTACATTTGCTCGATATAAAAAATACATCTGATATTCCAGCTAATTGGAATACTATGTTAAGTTCAGATACCGGAAACAATGGTTTATACGGAGTTAAAATTAATACTTTTGCGGATGCGGCTAATGATTTTGGAGGACCCGAGGGGGGGCAAAGAAAAGAGACTGTCACTATAGAAAATACATTATTTAATTCAAGTTTATTTGATTCAAATTGTCACAGCGGTATAAAATCAGAAGAAACAACTAAAAATGCCTATTTTACTCATGTTGCAGAATCTGTTACCGTAAATTGTTCAAATACAGTTAATTTTGATAATTTAACAGCAGATACTATAAATATCGGTGCTATTTTACAAAATAATACTTGTGGTAATTATGGTGATGTGGTACAAACATTTGTTATCGGTGATAATCTTTTAAACGGAGAGAAAACTTATTCTCAATGTTTATCAGTTGATAATGTGTATTTAGATGGATTTGATGTAAGTTATATAAAAAACAAAGGTTTGCTTAATTCTAATTTATTCAGTAATTTAAACGGCGAATATTTACATGAAAAGTGGAATGATGCTACTAAAGATAATCGTGATGTTAAAATTTATACAAACCAATATGACGAGAGTATTAAACTAGTTATTGATACATCTGGACCTAAAACCGCAATTATTAAATTATATGCTAAAACAGCTGATAATAGGGCTGCATTACTATTAACAAGTAGAGAATTTTTTTATGAAAAAAGTAATAATAGTAAAGAGAATGAAGAATTTTGTACATCAAAGGGTTTACACTACGCAAAAAAATTAGCAAGGTTTGTTACAAAAATGGCTACAGAAATTGATGGTGTAACAGAAGACGACGTATATCTTAAATTACAAGATCCAACTAGAAGCTTAAAGGATGAATATCCTGAACATAAAGCATTAGAATTTTATATTCCTGATGATGATGATGAAACAAATAGTATTAAACATTTACTTTTAGATGAAAGAAGCTTTGCATCTTTTGATGAATTTAAAGAACTTATGGGAGGTGAAACAATGACTCTTCCAGAGATAGGTTATAGTTGGGCATTATCTTGTGACATTGATGAAGATTTAAAAGCTAAAGTAACTGCTTCTTCTTTTAGAGGCAGAATAAGTATGGGTGTTGAACCTACAAATACCGGTATATTTTTATCAAAAACTTATTTTGATCCACCTTTTAAATTAAAAGAGACACACGTGTATTATTTAGAAGAATTAGAATATCGAATTCCTTCTGAAATGAGTGAAGATAACTATACAATTACTTATGGAGAAAGTATGATTACTCCTACAATTGGTACTCATTATAAAGATAAAATATTTGGAAAATTTAGTTTTCTTGGTTCAGATAAAGGTTTACTAACTTTTGGTATTTTGTATAAAGACATTGATTATAGATTTGATGGTAGTACGGTAAATCCTGACGGCAATACTAAAAAATTTGATAAATCTGATGGTTATTATTTTAATAATGGTAAAATAGATTTAAATAATGTTTTACAAGGTTCTGGTTATCAAACAGAATCAGACGTACAAGCTACAAGTAGTTTATTACCAAGTGAAATAGGACTAGGAACTCAAAAACATAATGTAATATTATGGCTCCCTTCATTATCTAGATATATATTAGTAACACACAAAGCTCAAACATCAGGGGAAGCAACAACACTCGAACCAACAATTATGGCTGCAAGTGAAGAGTTAAGGGAAGGATTATCAGGCGAGTCAATAATAGAAGGAACTGCTTCAACACTTACTGCAAGTATTTATAAAAAAAGAGGTTTATTACTTTCGTCTAAAAATTTAGAGGATATAAAATTAGTAAACACTATTATAAATGATGGTGCTTCTAAATATTTTCATTACTACAGTGATGATGGTGCAACAGCGCCAAAAAAGTTGTATTTACATACTTACCTCTCTGGCCCTGACAAGGAAAGAAATTTTGTCATTAGACATATGAAAGATTTAGTAGAAGGTTTAGCTGAGGATGACATTAAAAAAAAGTTTGATCAATATAACACAAACCAAATAAAACAAACTTTAATTATAGAACTAAAACCAACAGATAACTACACTGAATCAATGTCAACACAAAATAATCTTTTGAATAAACTAGGTAATAAGGAGAACAAACGATCATTAGTAAAAGGTCCTGTGAAGTTTCAAAGAATAGGAACTAGAGGAGCGTATATGAGTGTTAACAAGGGAGGTACTCGTAGTTATGTAGATGAACCACCAGAATCAGTATATTCAAATTTTACATTTCAAGCCATAAATAGTGGTGTAACTTTAACATATATAAATGATAGATGGGTATTTATTGATTCTGAACCTAATGGTCCCTATCTATCTGATAGTAATGAATTTATAAATCTACCTAGATATCTAAGAAATTTATCCACAGTTAAAAATACAGTTGGAACTCCAATTTCAATTTTCAAAGCAGACTCCACAAAAACAGTAGATTTAATAATAAGACCACAAAAATTTTTTAATATTGTATTTGAATTAAATACAGTAGATAATTTAGAAAAATTGTTAGAAATATTAAAGTCAAGTAGAACCGAATTTAATAGTATTACATCAGTTGTAACTGACAGCTCTGACTTTATATCAGAATTAAGGAAAATCTTAAGGGGTAAAATAGAGTCTTATTTTAATAAAGATATTGAAGACAGTGACAATAGTACTACAATTGATGGAAGACCATTTATAATATTTAAAATACAACTAAGTGATACTAATTTTAAAATAATACCTGATAGAAATGAGAAAGACTTTCAAACTTTTATAAACGATATTTATACTGAGTTTCCTGGAATAACTAATAAATTTTTTGAGGGGAATGAAATTAATATTGCTAATCATTTATTTACAAAAATTTATTTTTCAACTATTTATACTGATAGTACGGGCAGTAATCCTACAACACCTGATTTTATAGTTGATGAATCAGTTAATACACCCTTTTCAACTTCTAATAATATTGATGTACAATCTTATAATTTAAAAGATAATAAATTAAAAATAGGAGAAGCATATTTACAAGTTCATAAAAAATTAACAAAAGATAGTCTTAAAGATGTTATAGGAAAAGCGTTATCAAGTGGAGAAATATCACATAGAATTAGTAGTTTACCATTTTATTTATTAGAATATACTGAACCATTTAAAAATGTAGAAGCATTTTCTTCAAGCAAAAATTATTATGAAAATTTTAATAGTGATGATTTAAAAGGTTGGATTATTAGATACTTTTATATTCCGAGTGAAACTGAAAATGCTTATTCACCAAATGGTCCAATAACTGCTACAATAAAAGAATTACCGAATGTAATACAAAGGGATAATGTAGATAATTTTATTAAGGGTAATTTTGGTACAGAAACAGAAAAGGAAAGTGTTAAAAATATTTATTTAAAGTGTCAACAATTTTTAGCACATTTTGATGCGGCTTTAAAACAAGTATCAGATTTATCCAACGAAGAAAGAGAATTTGTATTTAAGGATAAAAGTAAAGATATGATTTATGAAACTAAACTTGATCCTAATAGAGAAAAAATTAAAATGATTACTATACTTGAAAAATTTATGATAATCGATAATGATATTAAATCATTAACAAATTATTATAATGATAAAAAAGAAGAAATAGAGAATAGATACTCAGATACTAGATTTAATGTAGCACTATTATCATCAGTTGATACACCACTATTTAGAATAAGTACAGCCATTGAATCATTAAGAAGGACCATTGGTAAAAAATTAGCTATGTCTGGACTTGCTATTTTAGATTATGAGACACTTTTAACACAAGATACAAGTAACTCAGATTTAATGAATAAAATAAAAGAAGAATTAGACCCATCCAATGGTAATACATCATTATATAGCAACTATAATAATTCAGTTAAAGCAGAACAGGCAGCCAAAGGAATATTTAATAGTGATTGGGCAGCAAAAATAAATAAATATAATGTCGATGTAAAAAGAGATTCCTATATTAGTATTTGGTCTAAAATTATGACTACACAACAAGAAAGTGATTTTACTAATGAAAGAGACATAATTGAATTAGAACAACTATTCCTTACTTTTATAAATAGTTTAATTGATGAAATCGGAAAAAATACTTGTAGTCCTAATACAAACTGTTCAACAATGAAAGATTGTCAAGCTGAAATTACAAAATGTACAAATAAATTATTAGAAGTTGTCAGTGAAAGTCAAATAAGCACCCAAACAAAATTAGATCAGTTTATTTCCAATGAAAAACAAGTTAATGCTATACCTGTAGCACAACGTACTGCTAATCACAAAGCAGTTTTGCAGCAAGCAATAGTAGAAAAACCTAAATCTAAGGCTAAATTAGATAGAATTAATAAAATATTAATAGCTCTACAAAAAAAACTACCGGAAATAACTGGTATTACTGATGGTACTGGTGGTACTCGTGTTACTGGTATTACTGATGGTACTGGTGGTACTGGTATTACTGATGGTACTGGTGAAACGGGTGTTAGTGGTGAAACTGGTGTTACAGGTGGTACTGGTGAAACAGGTGTTACTGATTATAATATTGATATAATTGGTACAACAAGTAATATAGAAGTTAAAAACAAAGATGATGATAAAAAGAAAGCTGCTGAGAAAAAGAAAGCTGATGAGAAAAAGAAAGGAATGTCTATTTGGATTTGGGTTGCTATAGTGGTCGTTGCTTTAATTATAATTGGAATCATTATTTATTTTGCATTCTTCAAGAAAAAAGCAATGGTAAAGGGCGAGGAAGATGAAGATGAAGATGAAGATGAAGATTATGATGATGAAGATTATGATGATGAAGATTATGATGATGAAGATTATGATGATGAAGATGAGGATTAGGGTGATTATTAAAAAAATTAAATATACATAATTTTATGAATTTCATTTATTAAATAATATTTATTTTCTACATACAATATGTATGTATCAAATAAAATACAACATGGTTGATTATAAAATTTAAAACCTTTTTCAATTGTTTGATTTAATCTATTAATTGTAATAATATTATCCATATTTTTAATATAAAATCTTATTTTAGTTGTACTATTTTGATAGTTCCTATAAATATCATTATTAGTACATTTAGTAAATTTTAAGAAATTCTTTTTTAAAAAGTTTTTCCATTTTATATTATAATTAAAATTACCAATATAAAAAACACTAAAATAATTTTCAAGATTTTCAGATACAGATGGACATTGCTGTAAAGAAAATATTTTTTCCGAATAAAAAAATAATTGTTGATTAATATTGTTATGTTTATATAATGGTAACAATACTTTAATATTATTATTATAATTTATTTGTTTCAATGATTTAACATATATTTTTTTATATAATACAATATTAGATTGTATCCAATGTTCAGGTATACATTTATATAAATACCATTCTTTAAAAATATTAGATATGTCTTTTTTACAAATATCTTTTCTACATAAAGGACAATAACAAGTTTTGTTAAATTTAATAAAATCTTTCATTACCTTTTGTAAACAAGAAATACAAAAAGTATGTCGACAAGATAAAGTAATATTTTTAGTATCTGTTAAATTTTCAAAACATATAGGACATTCTTGATTTTCATTTGTTTCATACATTTTTTTTTTACATAATAAAGTTTTTAATATACACATATAAATATATATAAAATATATATTTATAATAATTTAAAAATTAAAACAAAAATCAGGATAATCTGTTTTTATTTTTGGTATAAATAAACTCAGTCCACCTAAAATTATATAATACGTCATTAATTTAACATCGTCGTCTTTAAAATCTAATAAAAATTTAAAAATATCTAATATAAACTTTTGTTTGTCTTCAAATATTTTTTCAGTAAATTGCTCACATTTAATTTCATAAATTTCTATATTTTTATCTTTACCTAATTCTTTAATTGTATTTATTTTATTTTCTGGTAAATTTTGATGAAAAAACTCAAAAGTTTCATAATATAACTTGTTTAATTTATCTTCTGATAATTTTATATATTCTTTATGATCTACGAAAACAGATATATTATTAAATAGTTGAAAAACATCTAATGCAAGATGTTCAATTGTTTTATTTATAATAATTTCTTTATACTCAATAATATTTAAAACTTCTTGTGGTATTTCAGTTGATGTAACAGGATGAATATTAATTTTATGATGTATAAAATAGTTAATTGTATCTTTTTCAAAACAATTAACAATATCATTTTTATCTTTATATAATAGTAAATTTTCATAATCAGGATATACAAATTCTTTTTTATTATTTCTAATTACCCATATTTCAGTTAAACTAACAGGGTCTATATGATCAGCTTGAAAAAAATTAATATCATTTGGAAAAATTTTCTCATACTTATCTTTAAAAAATTCATAAAGTTTACCTTTTTCTTTTATTTTTCTTTTTGTACGGGGATTTATGTATTTATTATTATACCAATCAATAATTTCAGTAATATTTAAATCTTTAATTAATTCAGAATCCATTAAAATATATATCTATATAATTTATATATATTTTAAATCAATTTTATTTAAAAAAATAGTATATTATACTTTATAATGAATAGATATAATAAACAAATGGAAATACTAACACCTTTTATTAAAAATAATACTTCTGAATGTGTATATTTAAAAGATGTAAATATTACATACGAAAAAAAAATAGTTAAATTAATATCTCAAAAAGAATTAGCAGATGGATGGAGACAACTATTGCCGAACCCCCGTACTCAAGTAAGATTTATTGAAAAAAATAATAATATTATCACACGTAAAGTAAAACAATATATACTACAAAAAGTAAATTTATCACAATTACCTGAATATTTATGGATTAATTTAGAGAAAAATAATTTAAATGAACATTATAAATATAAACCAATTATAGATAAAGTAATAAAATATAATATAATAGATACACCTGTTGATGTGGATATTCTAGAATTAAAAAGTATTTTAGATAATAGTTTAAATAATAATTCTACACGTATTATTGAACTTTTACAAATACTACAAGATAATAATATTAATGGATGGTTAATAATAAAAGCAAAGAAAAAAATTGGTGATACTATACAACGATTATAAAAAATTGAAATATTAATATCTTTATATTATCTATGAATAATCTATTACATGTCCTCTTTCACACCGGAAGCATCTATTGACAATTTAACTTGCACCAGGCAAAATGTACTCCATGCCACACATTCTGTACGGAAGACACTCCATGCCACACATTCTGTACGAAAAACACAATCTGTACGAAAAACACAATCTGTACGGAAGGAACACATATATAAAGATTCACCATTCTACTTTCTAGAACGGCGAATTTTTCCAGATATTATTGAAAAATCATTCAAGTGTACTATCTCTAATGGAAATATTTACTATCAAGGGAGTCAAGTATTCAAGTCAACCGATTCCTATAATGTGATACGACTTCCTGTTTTTGATAACACTGGAAAGAGTACTTCTTTTGTGCTCGGTATTTGGCAAAAGAGGAAGGATGCTACACTGAACAAGGAATTTGGACAAATTCTTGTTCATACTTATCTTGAAAATCTAAAAGTATCTTTTAGTGAAGATCGTGAGATGGGTGAATATATTGATTCTGTTCTAGAATGGGACAAGATTTATATTCATTCAAAAAGACAGAGTCTCTATTTTTCACAGTTTGTTCAGGAAACAGAATACCGTCCAACAGTTGAAGAGCATCTGAAACCATTTAACCATTCTGTAAAAAAGTATAGAGACAGTCCTATCGAAGTTCTCGGTGAACCCGATGGCGTATGGGAACTTCCTATTAATAAGGCAGAATTTGGAGCAGAAGGTGTAAAGATAAAGTATATGTATAGTATTTTCTTTCCTTACAAAAAGGGAACTACTATCGTCTGGGCACCTATGACAATCAAGGGAAAAGATGGATATTCTTGGGAAAAAGTTTGTGTTGGTTGGATTTACTGGTGTTTTCAGAATGGTCTAGCAAAACTTCAGACAAATGAAGGCATAATGGATGATCGTACAAAGTGTACTCATAAGCATGGTTATCATGAACATTCTCTTGACGCGGAATCTAAGAAGCGTCCACTATGTCATACACCAAACGCGTCTGAAGGTTCTTGTCCATCAAACTGTCCAGGTATTCACCTTATTTACCCAGAAGAATTTACACGAGATGGTGATAGTATAAATCTTATAACGGCATACAAGTTCTACAAGAAAAAGGTCGATGAAGTTCTTAAGACTGAACAGATGCGAAGTACATTTGCTAGAAAAAGTTCTATTCAAGCAAGAGACATTGCAAGTAGAATTGTATGTAATCCTACACATTCAGATCCACTTATAACTCTTAAGAGTGGACGTACTAGTGACAAAATCTTCGGAGATATTTTATCAAAGATGCTGTCTGGATCTTCTAGTATTCCAGAACAGTATCATCTCAAGACGATTGATGATGTTAAGAAATTTCTAATTTTTATGTCACAACCAAGTGTTGATCTCGGCGATAACTGTTCTACTACACCTAGGATTTATTGCGAGTGTACTCGTAAGCATTGTAAGAAGATGCACTACGGAAAAGGTCGCGTGAGTACCCTCAAGTATCGAATCATTGTAGCACAACTTATCAAGCATCAGATGTTCCCAGTTGATTTTGTTCTTGGTATAATATTCAAGAAACTTGCAGAACATCAAGAAATACTTTGCGAGATGTGGCTAGAAATGCAGGAAGGTAAAGTTCTTGTTTCATCAGATGATATCAAGCATTATCAAGAACGTCGAGACAAACTTAAAATTGGACAGATTAATATGGTAAAGGATCAGGTTAAGGCATATGCTCGAAAGACTGGTTCTGTCGACCCACTTATTATTACGAAAGTTGAAAAACTGACTGAAATGAACGCAGTAAATCAGCATCGTGTTCTAGGGATTCTGATTGAAAATCAACTACCAACTTGTGGACTCAAGTATAAGAGTATTAAACAACTCACTAGTTTTAGTGAAAAAGAACGTATCAAACTTGAACGCATTCAGCGACAAGCTAGGTCAATGGATCGCCTTATTAACAAGAAGAAGAAACTTGATGGTTTTTCTGTAGATCGTCCTCGGCATAAACCTGAAGAAGATTATATTAGCAAGGAAAAGTTTGCTTATATTCTTGAACTAATTGATTCTGGTAATTTCAAAGAAATTCCTTGGGAACTTGTTACAAAGTGGTTAAAGGTTTCTCGTACTGCCGGTATTTGGTCGCGTCGTAACTTTTGTGAGTGTGAAAACGAAAGGTGTAGGAAACGTCATGTTGGTTCACATTGGCCAAAGATTTTTTTTGGTCCTTCAGAAGATTGCGTAATTGATAATATTTGTCTCACCTTTATGCTTTTCCTTCCTACTTTTATGTGTCCAAAGAGCAAGTACGGGGCAGTAGCAGATATTCTTGTTCTTCCTGCCGAATTTTACGAGGAGCGAGGATGCCGTGCTGCTACTGAAACATCAGGTGCGTGTAACTGTAAACAAGGACGACATTATAACACATATTATATGGATATATCGAAATGTTTCAAGAAAAACACTAGTGTACAAGAAACTAAAAAATCAGCAGATGATATAGAAGCTTCTATGTATATTGATGAAATTACTATTCTTCGTCAACAATATGCGGATGCCAAAGCAAAGCATATTGATATTGTGACACCCAAAGAACCTGACGAAAAAGGTTTTATTCGTACTCCTACAAGAGATGAAAAAAAGTCGGTACTTGATGCTATGTACAAAGCACGAGACAAACTTAACACTCGCTTTAGTGAAATTAAGATGACTATCGCAAACATAATTCTCAAGAAGGACGATTACAAATATGTGGGATCAAGGAATTCTACAGGTAATATTGAGTTTAAGAGTCCTGAAATGATTGAAACTGAAATCAAGCAACGCGAAGAAGAAATTCGTATTCTAAAGGAAAAAGAAGAAAAAGAAACTCGACTTCGACTTATTGAGGAAGAAAATGAGAGGAACCTTCGTGCTGAAAAATGGAAACTTGACAATGCAAAGGAGATTGCTGAAACTAAGAGACAAATTGAAATCAATCGTAAACTTGAACAGGAAGCTGTTAAACTTGCCGCAGAAGAAGCGCGAGAAAAGCAGGAGCTAGAAGATAAAATTTGGGAAAAGTGTCAATACGCAGAAGCTCAAATTGGTGCTACCCCACTGAAGAAAAAGAAAGCACCACGTACTACTTTTACTAATTCCAAGAACTCACGACGAGCTGCTCGTAAAGCAACTCAATCCGGTAGTAAAAAGAAGAAACCGGTTAAAGGTATCAAACATAATAATTTGGAAATTGATATGGTATCATTTAATGGTTTTGATGCTACAGATGAACTTGATGTTATCACATATACTTTCGAATCCAAAAAGTCTGACACTGGTACACAGATTGCTATTAGTGGTTTCAAATCTAAAGATGATGCCAAGACATGGTTTAAGCAGACAAAACAATTAAAGAATTCCTGTACTTCTAAAAAATTTATAGGTGATAAAGCGGGTGGTTCTATTATGTTTCCACCACCAAAGAAAGAGAATATGCGCAAGCGGACAAATCTATGTGTTAGTATTATGGAAGAACTTGTGAATAGTTCTCTCGTTACAGATAAATCACAAATTCGATTTTCTCCAGAGTTCAAGTCAAACAATAACGAGGTTATAAAATCAGTTCACTCGTGCCGAGATCGTCTTCTTAAAGAAGATACTGAATGTGAAACTGAATGTGATACTGATTGTGAAACTGAATGTGATACTGAATCTGAAACTGAATGTGATACTGAATCTGACGATGATGGTAATGAATTCATCAACCGTATGTTTAATAAAAGATCAGTTCAACCAGATGAATCTAGTGATGATGAAGATTTTATGTAATTCTATTACTTTAAAAATTATTTTTATTAATATTTAAAAAAACTTTTTTTTATAAATTAATGAAAATAACTTTTGTTTTAACATTATCTACTAGTAAAGATATTGATTTGGTAATTAATATTCTTTTTCCTTCAATAATAAAGTTTTTTAATTTATCTGATCTAGAAAAATTTTATATAATATTAAAATCAAAAGAAATTGATTTATTTAATTTATATAAAAACACTACAAGTATTGACTTTGAAAAATTAAAAATAGAAATAATAGACGAGTCCGAATTATTAAATACTGATAATATTTACAACACTTATTATTTACAAATGTTATTAAAATTATTAATAGCTAATAAAATAAATACTACTCATTACTTAACATTAGATTCGGATGTTTATTTTTGTAAATCATCGTCTTCATCGTCCTTTTTCACTAACAAAGCATATTACCAAAAATATAATAAAACTGACAAATGGATAGAACGTGTTAATTCTATATTAGATGTAAACATAAAATATATTACAAATCAAACACCGTTTGTTTTTATTACGGAAGTAGTAAATCATATGTGTAATGATTTAGATGTACATAGTTTAATTTTAAATTCAAATTGTTCTGAATATACATTATATCTAGGATATTTAATTAAAACAGAATTATTACATGATTTGTATGAATTAAAAACTTTTACAGGAACTAATATAAATCATAATATAATTAAAAATATAACAAAAGATAAAGAAATAATTATTGGAGAAAATTTTTTATTAAATGATAATCAAGTTATAAGTGTAATTCAATCAAGAACAAATTATCATAATATAATTATTAATATCTTAAATAATTATATTCCAGAAATATCTTTTAATAAAAAAAAAATAGCTATATTAACAATAGTTACTAATGATGATTATTTTAAAACATATAAGGCCGCTTTTTTTACTAAGAAAAAATATTGTGAAAATCATAATTATTATTTTGAATTTCATATTATGGATAATTCCAAGTATTCCAAAAATAATGGATGGTTAAAAATTATAAAACTAAAGGAAATTATTGAAAAGTATGATTATGTATTTATGAGTGATGCTGATGTTATTATTACAAATAATGATATAAGATTAGAAGATTTAATATTAGAATATAATTTAAATAATTATATGATGTTAATAACTACTGATTGGAATAGTATAAATACTGGAAATATTTTATGGAGAAATTGTAAAGAGACTATTGATTTTATTAACCAGATTTTAGATTTAGGTGATGACCAAAATAGAAATTCCATACAAGAACCCTATAATACAATTGGTATATATGAACAACCTACTATTATATATTTAATAAATAGTTATGAATATATAAGGAATAACATTAAAATAATTCCTCAATTTAAATTGAATAGTTATTTAGATAATCTACCTGTTTCTAATAAAAATAATATTATTACTGACATAGATGGCACTATAAATAGATGTACATGGGAACCTGGTGATTTTTTAATTCATTTTGCTGGTTGTAATTATAATAATAATATTATTAATGAAAATATAAATATTAATTTATTAATAAAAAAATACATATTGTATTATAAAATTTTTATTATAAGGAAGGAAGGAAAAGATTATGGTACTATTAAATAATTTTATAAATAATAAAAAATTGAATATATAAACTATATATGTATTATATTATTTATTAATGGCATCTTCCGCACAAACTGCTGAAACTAGTCACTATATGTTTTCTCTTGAAGATATCAAACAACTTATTGAACAATCTACCTCCGAAGAAGATACAATTTCTTATGTTAAACTACTTAGTAAACTTGAAACATTTGGAAAGGAAACTATTATAATGAGAAGAGTTTCTGAAATCAAACAGACTATTGAAGATACATATGTACACTTTTCACCAGAAGAACACCTAAGACTACTAACTGAACCTACATATAATGAAATTATTCCAAAAATATTTATCGGTCCTTTTACACAAGCAATACGTGTTTATGATGTTAATTCTGAAATGATTAGTACAACTGGTTCTATGATAGATTATATTATTGACTTGAGTACACATCCTAATGAAAATGAATATCTGACCAAAGTTCCAAAGATTAAGCTTACCGTTGATGTAGATTCGGATGTTGAATCTGAACGTACCTTATCAAATATTATGGACATTGTGACATTTATTCGCATATATACTGAACGAAAATTTCTAATCCAAGATATTAATGGTGACAATGAAGCGGTTGTATTTACTGCTATTTATCTAATGATTAATAACAAGATGTCACTGATTGAATCACTTGTATTTATAAAGGAAGCAAACACACTAACTAATCTACACGACAAATATCTTGCCTTTCTTGTTAAGTATGAACAACAAATTATTTCACATAGATCTTAAAAAATTGAAATTGTTATTTATTATAAGCACTATATATTATACCTTTTTACATGTCATTCACTTCATCCCGAAGGAATTTATTGACTGATTCTTCTTGTTCTAGCCGTAAACAGCAGACTTTTCCAAGTGTTAAGACAAAGAGTGTTCGAAAGAACTGTAGTTCACAAGAAAAGAAACGTCAAAAAGCGAAGGCAAAGGCAAAGGCAAAGGCAAAGGCAAAGGCCAAAGGAACGAAGGAAAAACGACACCGTCGTGATTATACCTACACAATCTCTGATGCCTTTTCATCAGTTCATTCTGATTGCGTTGTTCAGGATATAGATCAGAAAGATTACCGAGAAGAGAACATGAAGACAGCTCAATATTTCACTTTTTGGTACGAAAATATAATGGATACAATGCGTCAAGTTGGATATGACGAGATGTACGAAGGCCGTGATTTTGATCACACCCGTATCAAGCATCTTAAGGACGATATAATTGATTACTATTATTTAAAAAGTAAAGCGTCATTTTATTACCAGCCACGTGAATATGGTGACAAAAATCTAGTATATATGTTGTATACAGATGATTTTTTGCTTATGCATGCCTATGGTTTGTGAAAGGAGTAAATTTTCTTTTAAAAATATATTTTCATTAATTTTAATGGAATTATCATTTTGTATTACTTGTATGAATAGATTACATCAAATATCACAAACATTATTAACTAATTTAAAACATAATAATAACCAAAGTGTAGAATTTATATTAGTAGATTTTAATAGTTCAGACGGTTTAAAAGAATACATTTTAGACAATAATGAGTTTAAGAGGTATTTAGATACTAAACAATTAAAATACAATATTATCGATCGATTAAAATTTTGGCACGCATCTATTGCTAAAAATACTGCTCATAATTTAGCAACTGGAAAAATAGTAGTTAATCTTGATTGTGACAATTATATTGGAGAAAACGGAGGTGATTTTATTATAAACATTTTCAAAGAAAATAATTATAATATCATTTTATCACAATCAAAAAATATATATGGTAGTGGTACTTTTGGAAGAATTTCTTTATTAAAAAATAATTTTATAAAATTAGGTGGTTATGATGAATCTTTTTATCCTATGGGATATCAAGATACCGATTTAATAAATAGAGCAGTAAAATATAATTTAAAATTAATTCACATTGATAAAAATAATAAAGCGATTAAAAATACTAAACAAGACTCAATAAAAAATTGTAATACAAATATATCTTATAATAAAATGGAAATGTTTAATAAATTAAAATCGAACATTAATATAGAAAATAACGAATTGACCGTTAATAAGTATAAAAATACAATTGGTATTTAATTATATGTAGGTGGCGATGGTGGAGCACTTGGTTCTGGATAATTATTTGGCATAAACATTTTTGAATGGCTAAAACGATTAAAGTAATTCTCTTTTTCTCTATCTAAATTAATATTCATATGTGATTTGTTTTCATCTAAGTTTGGATATAAACTCGTACTTTTATATTTTTTTCTTCTGGAACTATTTTTTCTGAAACTACGTTTTTCCCTCTCAAAGTTATTAAAATGGTCAACTTTCTCTTCAATGTGATGATGTTCCGGATGTTTACAAATCATTTTAGTATTATCAATATTATTATCATCTTCAGTGTTATCTGTTGATGTTTCTCTATTTAAAAAATTAAAACCTAATAATTCATCAGACTCATCATCAACAATTATATTTTCAATAAATTTTTTTTCAACAAAATGTTTTGCAACAATATATTTATCTTCTCTTGATTGGGATGAAATGTCATTACTTTTTTTAATAGCATTATATGGTTCTATACCATCGTCATACATATTTGGTAATTTAATTTTAATATTTTTTGATAAAAGATATAATATAGAAACAGTTTGATCTTCAACACTTAGTCTTTCGTGTCTTTTTCTCCATAAAATTAATTTTTCATAATTATTTGGTCGAATAGGAGCAGGTGGCTGTTCTATAATTCTTATATTTGACATTTTAATTTTTTTAGTAATTTGATTGAACAATTTTAATTGTTCCAAGTAAATTTTTTCATTCAATTTATCGTATTGTAGACATACTTTTTCATCAACTTGGTTAAAATCGTCTATATAAAAATATTGATCTCCGTTTGATCTATTAGGAAGATTTTTTGATTTAATAGATACTCGCATTTTATTATAAATATAAAAAAGGTCTTTAAATTATTTATATATTCAAGTTTATCTTGATATATTTAATTACATAATTTATTTTACTTAAATTTAAATTATCATTAATCACGTGTAACCAACTAAATAATGGTTTATTTGTATATTGTGGAGTATCTCTATTAAATGTCCATAACATCATTCCTTTTTTATTTGTATTCCATAAACATAATTTTTTAACTTCATCTAAATTAGTAATATCCGGTTCACCTGCTTTAACACCAATAATAATATTATCATTCATAATTTTTTTATAATCGTTATATAACATAATCATACTATTATAATCAAAAAAATATGCCATTAGTTGAATATAATCAAGTTTATCTTTTGTTGCTCTTAATATATCTCCATCGGGTCCATCTGTTCCCATATAACAAGTATATATTAATGGTAATTTTCCAATTTCTGTTTTTACTGAATTAATTAAATTAATAAAAGTATTAACATAATTTTCGGAATTCATTCCAGATTCCGCATCAATATCTACGCCATCTAAATTCCAATCTACTATTAATTCATTTAAACTTTTTGCAAATATATCTAAATCAATAGCATCCCAGTGTGTATCAGGAGTATCTAAAATACTAATATAAACTTTAATTCCTCTTTGTTGAACTTTTTTAATCCACAATTTAATTGTATTAGCAGAATAATTAGAACATAAGAATGTTGTTTCTACTTGTGAATTTTTAATTGGACCAACAAAAGCTAATATTACAATATCAATAAAATTCGGTACCATATCTAATGTTTGTGGATATTGTTTATTATTATCAAAATAACCACCCCAATAACAAGTAAATAATTGTTTATTATTATTTTTTAAAGAAAAACAATTCATATTATATATATATATATGAAAATTGTTAAATAATAAAATATAAATAGTTTAAATTTCCTAATATTATATAATAATTGTATATACAAAAAATGTATTTTATTATATCTATTTTCATATTTATTAATATATTTTTTATTGGGTCGGCGAATGTACGATATTAGTTAAAAAATATTCATCATGTTTTAACTCGAGAACTTTTATGGCTTTTAAATTAGTAATATAAATTTAAAACGTCTATTTATATTTATCCTCGTATTTTAGGTATAAATACTAATTTTAAAAAACTTAAAGATAAATAATATAATAATATTAAATGTACAAAACACTTAATTCAAGATCAGACATTTTGAATAATTTAAGAACCGGAGATATTATTTTAATGAATCCTCAAAGAGGTTTTCCATTAAGTTGTTTATCTAAAGCAATTAAATTTTTTACTAGTAGTAAATTTAGTCATGTTGGTATGATATTAAAAGATCCATATTTTGTAGCAGATAAAGTAAAATTACCAAGAGAACAGTTTAAGGGTATTTTTGTTTGGGAGTCTGGGTGGGAAGGTGAACCTGACCCACAAGATAATAAAGTAAAACTTGGTGTACAAATAACACCAATTGAACAATTTTTAAAAGATAATAATGGTACAGCTTATGTAAGAAAACTAATATGTACTGATGAAGTTTATGAAGCTACATTCACAGATGAAAAACTATTAAAAGTACACGATATTGTTTATAATAAACATTATGATATCAATCCACTTGATTGGATTGAAGCCTTATTTAGAATTAATTTAACACCTAAACATAAAGATAGATTTTGGTGTAGTGCATTAGTTGGTGTTATTTATAATAAATTAAATATTATAGAAGAAAATACTGATTGGAGTATAATTCGCCCATCTGATTTCTCATTAGAAGATAAAAATAATCATCTAAATTTTATAGAAAAATATAAATTGTCAGATTATCAATTAGAATTTTTATCAGAAAACGTTTAAAAAAAATATTTAAAAATAATTATATAAATAATTATTTTCTAATTTATAATATATATGAGTACTGATAATAAGAGTTCAGAACCAAGTACATTAGTCTATCGTCATTCCCAAAGTTTTTCTAAACTTATCAAAGGGGTGAAACACTCCATCAAAGAAGACTTGATGGATGGTAAAAAAGGTCTTTCATTTCACTATTTGAATAAAGTAGGTGATAGCAAGTTTTTTAGTATTACTGTAAAACAAACTGCTGAAGATAATTTCTCTGTTAGATCTAAAACAGATGATAATCAAACCGATACTGATGTGAATATGGTTGGATTAATGAAAATTATTAAAGAAAACAAAGATCTTGCTTTTGTTAATAAATATATTACTGACGACCAAGGTAAATATGGAGCGAGGAGAGCAAAAGCGGGTGTTAGAAAATCTAAAAAATCTAAAAAATCAAGATCTAAAAAAGTTTCTACGACTAAAAAACGTAGAAAATCACGTAAATCACAAAAAGGTGGTACTGTAGCTGACAAAACCTTAGTTGGCGGTGCTAAAAAAAGACGTGCTAGAAAATCTAAATCTAAAACATCTAGAAAATCAAGATCTAAAAAAGGTTCTACGACTAAAAAACGTAGAAAATCACGTAAATCGCAAAAAGGTGGTAATGTAGGTACAGGAACCTTAGTTGGCGGTGCTAAAAAAAGACGTGCTAGAAAATCTAAATCTAAAACATCTAGAAAATCAAGATCTAAAAAAGGTTCTACGACTAAAAAACGTAGAAAATCACGTAAATCGCAAAAAGGTGGTCACAAAAGTGGAGATGTAACAATAAAAAATAATAACGTTGATCCTGATATGATAATTTTAAATTAAGTATTTTTAAAATCCCAATGATTTGTTTGTTTTCCATTGCACGTGTTTCATTATCGTAAACTTCATTACATTTATAATTATGTAAATTTTTTAAATCTACATAATTTCTCTTACTTTTTAAACGTATTCTTTAAATTGTGCAATATATAAAAAAAAAACAAACAAGAGTTAACATAGCGTTGAATTGGTTCTAAATATGTCATTATATTCATTTATTTTAAATTTTAAAGGAATAGAAATTGTTTTCTGTTGGAATATAGATATTATTTTCATCATATTGAATACAAAAACTATATTTTCTATATGGTTTTATTTTCTTTCCGTAGCTTAGACACATTGATTCAATATAATGTTTAATTTGATTATTCTTAGAATCAAACATTTTAAACATATCAAAAATATGATCACGGAAAAGATCATTTGTAATAATCGGAATATCATTATAAATCATTCCTAGAATTTGATAATAATCGTCATAAACATTATAGGGTGTCATAAAAACAAACTCTTTGTATTTTTTAAGAAATAAGATGTTTTCAGGTGTTTTCTTTTTAAAATGTCGTTCATGAATAATAATAAGAGGGTTTTCATAATTCTGAAAGGTTTTATTTATAATATATTCAAGATTTTTAAGATTAACTTGTCTCCCGGTATGAATAATATTTCCACCATCTAGTAGAACATCAACATTTTCAAGTGTTGAAATAAATTTTGAATAATTCGGAATATTATCCTTATAATAATTAATAATATTGTCTTTTTTATTTGTAATTCTAAATTTTTTTAGTTTATTGTAATTAATATGATGCGAAGGATATGAACATTTTATGTAATATCCTTCAAGTTCTTTTAAAAGATCAGTACAGTTATTTTTGATTAGAAGATCAATATCTTTACCAAGAAGTTGTTCTTTTGAAATTATTTTTTCTTTCAAAACTTTGATAGATTCTATTTTATTTGAAGGGTAAATGTAAATACAATAATCTAGATAATCTCTTTTCATAAGATAGCTTGTGGAATAGATAATATCTCTAATTAGACTCTTTTGATCTGTTTTAATATAATATCGAAGACAAAGACTGATAAATCCTTTTTTCATTTTAGGATTTATATTATCATAAAAACTACGTTCAGAAATAGTATCTATAATTTTATTACAAGCAGGCATATTATTTTTGGTTAAAGCTTCACTAAATCTACGAATAGGGTCCATTAATAATAAAATACTATATATATATTATTTTATAATATCAATTTTTAATAAATCAAAGGTTTTCATATAATATTTACAATACATAAGATTGTATTATTATTGTCGTAAATAACAAATTTGTCTTTTGTTATCTTAAACGTCCAATCTGGTAATGTAAGTACAAAATTATATGTAATAAAATATTTTATATTTTCTAGGTGTAGTTCAGACGGAATATTCCGTATAATTAGTTTCTTAAAATATTCGTTGAAATCAACTGGAGCGCGATAAAATTTTGCTTCCATAATTCTTAGAATATAACTAGCATTAATACTTATCATATGGTTAACTCGTTCACACACAACACCTCCGTCGACACTATAGTAAATCTTTTTGATTCCAACTGCCTTCATCATATCAAGACAATTATAACAAGGTCTTGCGTTAACCAAATTATCTTTTAAATCAATCCTTACAACAAAAAGATTAAACTTTTTACGCGACTTTGGTATTTCTTTGATTAGGTGATAGAATCCACCCCAACTTCTCAGAATAAGTGAGTTCCTTTCCAAAGTGATCTAGGATACTCTTAGCCTCTGCATGAAGACTCGGACATATGTGTCTCCTACAATAGTTTCGCTGAGTATTAACACAAGGCTTACCAACTGGTTTTCCATTATATAGAGTAGCAGCCAGACGATACTTCATATCGCCTTCCATAGCAGCATTGACAAGGTAATCAGTATATCGAAGGATTCCTGTAGACATCATTAATTAAATATATAATATTATATATTTAATTAATTTCAATTTTTATTAATCTAATTTTTATTAATCTAATTTTTCTTTTACAATGGATTTATTCTCAAAATAACAACAAGATGATTTGATTTCATTAAAAAAATTATATACTGATAATTTTATTGCTTTATATATATTTAAATTATAAAGTAACATTATATTCATTTATATAATATTTTTTAAATAAACTTATGCTCTTAAACTTGAAACTACTGATAATAAATTAGAAGCACCAATAGATACTATACCAGTTAATAATGCACCTCTTGAAACTCTACCTACAGGACACGGATTTTTGAAAATTAGGTCATTACATTTTGTTGTATCACTACAGTTATCATTAGTACAACATTTATTATTATAGTTACTATTATGTGAATATGATAGTATTGAAACTAAAGCACCACTCACTAAAGTTAACCCAACATAAGATAAAACGGAAACTGAATTATCGAAACTTAACATTATGTATTAATCAATTTATTTCTTTATATTTTTTTTTACACCTTTGAACATTTAAAACTTGAATTTCTTTCTGAAAACCATAATATTTTACACGTCAACACACGTTTTTTAGAAAGATATAAATAGTATTTAACTGGTGATAATTTGTTAATATCTTTTTTAACATTATGACAAAACAGTTTTTCAAATAATCATATATATATATACCAAAAATAATAATTACATATATAATATAGATGATGAAATTAAAAACTTTATAAATAAATTAACTTTTAATGAATGTTGACGTTTTAAAGTATTATTTTTAATATAATTTAATGGATAAACTTTATACTAACAATGTATATGTTTTAATTCAGGATAATAATGAGAAGATGCGTTTCGAAAATTATATTTCAAAAATTAATATTAATTATACTTTTTTTAATTCAATTAAATTTAATGATAATGATCTATTATTGTTAACAAAATTAAGAAATATAGATAATTTTACTAAACATTATTTTAAAAGTTATTTAGGAAAATACAAAAATTATAAATTAAATAGAAATCAGATATCACATATTAAATCAATTATTGGAATAATTAAAGATGCTTTTAAAAATGATTATAATTCTATAACTATTTTAGAATATGATATTTTTGTACATAAAGATATAAATAATTTATTACCACAATATAAAAATTTGATAAATAATTGTGATATTATATATTTAGGTTCATCGCAACATTATTGGTATAATCCAATTAACTATACAAAAATTAATTATCATAAAAATTATTATAATGCTAATCATTCATTAGGTACATTTGCTATTATTTTAAAAAAAAAGGTTTATCAAATTTATCTTGAATATTTAGAAAAATTTTTATTTTCCTCAGATATTATTTTATCAATTATAAGTAAAAACTTTAAAAGTATTGTAATATATCCAAATTTAATTATTTGCGATATATCAAAATCAAGTATATTAAAAGATAGAAATGAAAAAGAAACATTATTAAAATTTAAATGGAATAAATATAATTATATAAATTAACTTATAAAATCATACAACCCCCTTCACCAGGTCTTACTACCTGAATAGCAGTTACCGTATCATTCCAATTTTTACCAGATTCAGATATTTTATTTTTTAAACAAGAAGTTTCAGTTGTTAATGTAATGTAGTCTTTACTAAAAATATTATTATTTTTATATAATTTAACAAAAAGACCATTAGGTCTAACAGATGATAATGTATCATTCATTAAACCTTTTTTCTCTAACTGTTCTTTACTATATATACCCGGTTTTAAACATATTTTTGTACCCTTAAAATTACAATGTTCAAAAAAAGCGGCTTGGCCTTTTTGACCACATCTTGTTGGTGATCTTCCTCTTCTTCCAGGTGATGGTGATATTCCTTTAATAACCGTTTTATGGACAACTGTTTTATTTGGCGATCTTCCTTTTCTTCCAGGTGATGGTGATCTTTTTTTAATAACAGTTTTATGGACAACTGTTTTATTTGGCGATCTTCCTTTTCTTCCAGGTGATGGTGATCTTTTTTTAATAACAGTTTTATGGACAACTGTTTTATTTGGCGATCTTCCTCTTCTTCCAGGTGATCTTCCTCTTTCACCACCTTCCATCTCGGGAATTTTTCTTAATATTGGTATTTTTTGCCCCCCAATCATTCCATAAATATTTTCTGTATCTGACATTTGAGTTAATTTAGACATATATATATATATATATAGAAATAATTTATACTATTTTATTAAATGATAGATTTAGGAATAATAATTGAACCACGAAATTATGATTTACTAATATTAGTTGTTAAAAATGTACTTAATAAAATAAAAACTATAAAAATTCATATTTTTCACGGTATTTTAAATGAAAACTTATTACAAGTAAATTTTAAAAAAGAAATAATAAATAAAAATATTATTTTAACAAACTTAAATTTAAAAAATCTTTCCATTAAAGAATATAATAATTATTTAACTAGTGTTAATTTTTGGAATAATTTAGACGGTGAAAATATACTTGTATTTCAGATTGATTCTATTATATGTAATTACGATACTGAATTTATAAAAGAGTGTTGTAAGTATGGATTTGTAGGAGCACCTGTTAAAAAATGGGTTATACCATGGCAAAATGGGGGGCTATCAATAAGGAAAAAATCTTTAATGATAAAAGCTATAAAAGAAAAAACAGAAAACGAAAATTTTTTTCCAGAAGATAGATATTTTACTGTTGTAAAAAAAATACTTGTTAATCCTGCGCCGTTTAAATTAGCTAATAAGTTCTCAGTTGAAAAGTTTTATTATGAAAAACCATTTGGTGTTCATAAATTTTGGGAGTATTTAGATCAAAATATGATAAATAAGTTATTAAATAATAATAAAAATTTAAGTCTATTAAAAAAATATTATTTATTATAGTTAATAATTATGAATATATTAATAACTGGAGGGTCTGGTTTTATTGGTTCTAACTATATTAATTTTTTATTTGAAGATAATAAAAATGTAAATATTGTAAATTTAGATATATTATATTATTGTGCTAATAATGAAAATATTAACGAAGCAATAAGAAATTCAGATAGATATACATTTATTAAAGGTAATATTTGTAATTACGAATTATTGGTAAAAATAATTACTGAACATAAAATTAGTAACATTCTACATTTTGCTGCTCAATCACATGTTGATAATTCTTTTAATGAGTCACTTCAATATACAAATGATAATGTTTTAGGAACACATACATTATTAGAAGCTATTAAAAATACTAATAAAAATATTGTTTTATTACATTTTAGCACTGACGAAGTCTATGGCGAGTCTGAATTAAATGAAAGGGAAAAATCAGAAGACTCCTTATTATGTCCAACAAATCCATATTCGGCAAGTAAAGCGGCTGCTGAGATGTATGTTAGATCATATATTTGTTCATTTAATTTAAAAATAATAATAACGCGATGTAATAATGTATTTGGTAAAAATCAGTATCCTGAAAAACTTATACCCAAATTTATTAATTTGTTGAAAAATAATCAAAAATGTACGATTCATGGTAAAGGTGAATCAATTAGAAATTTTATTCATATTTATGATGTTTGTATTGCTATTAAAAATATATTAAATTATGGTACTTTTGGTGAAATTTATAATATAGGTAGTAATGAAAAATGGGAAAAATCAGTTTTAGATATAACAAAAATATTAGTTAAAAAAATAAAAAAATCAGATGATTATAATGATTACATAGAATATGTTAATGATAGACCTTTTAATGATAAAAGATATTTTATATGTAATCAAAAATTAAAGGATTTAGATTGGGAACAAGTAAAAATTTTTGATTTAGAAATTGATAATTTAATTGATGAAAAATTAGTTGATAATTCATATGGATTTATAATTAGACGCGATGTAAGAGATGTTGAGAGTAATAAATTATGGATAGAATTATATAATAAAATTAGAGAATATACTGACTGTGAAATAATATTTATTTGTAGTAGTATATCATCATATGTCAAGTTTGATAAAAAATTAGTAAATTGTAAAATAATAAAAAGTAAATTTGATTTTGATAATCCTTTAATATCTTATTATTATTATTATATTAATAAATTTTTTGACAAAGCGATAATAATTGATGATAGTATAAATATAAATATTATAAAACAATTACTAAGTAATATACGAAAGACTAATTTTTTAAATATTAGTAAAAAAGATCAAATAAATAATAGTAATGAGATTCAATTATTGACTTCATTATTAGAAAATTCAGAAGACAAATATATAATTTTAAATAAATATAAAAATAAACATTTATGGAATGGTTCTAACAGATTACTAACTATATCAACAATAAACAATATTACAAAGATTCAAGACGAATTTGATATTTTAAAATTTAATAAAAATTTAGATTATCAAACAATTAATATTATAGAAAATATTTTTGGTTTTTTATTATCTATTTATCAATAATTTAATGAAATATATTAATTTATTTAATTGTAAAATAATAACAGCACAATATGGAATTAAAAATAATTATTTAAACGTGTTAGATTTAATATTAGAAAATAGTAATAATATTATTACTATTAATAATATTTTTTTTAAAAAAGACCCTATCTATGGAAAGAAAAAACATTTATTATTAACATTTGATAATAACAACGAATCAATTTTTCATGAAGATACTAAAATTACTTTTTATAATCAACCAATAAGCGATATTAAAACTATTAAAACTATAAAAAAACTATCTTTAACAGAAAATAATTATATATTATCAACAAATATAAAAGACGAAGATAATATATTAGAATGGATTATTTATCATTTATTGATTGGTTTTGATAAAATTTTAATTATTGATAATAATTCAAAAGTTTCAATAAAAAAAATAATAAAAACTTATAATTTTCAAAATAAAATTGATATTATAGAAATTAATAAAAAATATAAAGTTAAAATGAATATTTTAAATCATATTGTGTTACCATATATGAATAAAAATTGTAAAAAATATTTTATTCATATAGATGGTAATGAGTATATAAATTTAAATAGTAAATATAATAATATAGATGATTTATTAAAAAACTATAAATATCCAAATAATTTAATTTTACATTGTTTAAATTTTGGTTCTAATTTTTTAAAAAAAAATAATGATAAATACAAACGTTTACTACCGAATTATATAAAATGTGATAATAAATTAGATAATAAATTCAAATGTTTTTATAAAATAAATAGTTTATCAGAAGAAACTAAATTTATTAATGGTGAAATCATCAATACAAAAAATAAATTAATAAATATTAATAATTTACGTTTTAAAAATGATTCAAATATCTTTTATTTGTGTTTTCCAAAATATAATAAAATAGAAAATGTTGAGTGTTTTATAAATAATTATATTATTCAATCAGAAGAAGATTATATTAAAAGAAAAATAAATAGAGGTAATGATTATAACGGTTTAGCAAATTTATTTAATAAAAATATTTTAAAATCTTATAATATTAAAGAATATACTAATTTACATAATATTTATAGTGAAAAAATAAAAGATATTATTGAAAATAATAAAATTAAAATTGGGTTTATTATTTTAAGATACGTTAATAATAAAGAAACTAGTAAATATTGGATAAATTGTTATAAAAGTATTAGAAAATTTTATAATAACCCAATTTTAATTTTAGATGATAATAGTGATAATCAATATGTAATTAATATAGAACTTGAAAATTGTACAATAATTAATAGTAACTTTTCAAGAAGAGGTGAATTACTACCCTATTATTATTTTTTAGAAAATCCTTTTTGTGATAGAGCAATAATTCTTCATGATACAATGAATATAGAAAAAAAAATAGATTTTGAAAATATAACTAATTATATGAATTATACAAGAATATTTTCTTTTTGTAATAATTCATATAAAATAGATATATCTAATTTTCAATTTTTTACAACATATTTAAAAAATGGTGAAAATATTTATAAATTTCATAAAAAAAATATAAATAATTTAATTGGTTGTTTTGGTGTTTGTTTTATAATTGATTATAATTTTTTATTAGAAATTGAAAAAAAGTATAATATTAAAAATTTAGTAAATTGTATTTTTAATAGAAATAATCGAAAAACATTAGAAAGATTATTAAGTTGTATTTTTGAATATGAATCTAATTTAACAAAAAAAAGTACAATTAAAAGTTTACTAGGAGATATTCAATCTAATATTTATTTACAGAATAAAAATGAGAATGTTTTTATAAAAAAAGTATTTTGTGGAAGATAAATTTAATTTTTATAAGTTTATAAAAAAAATATTATATAATATATATTCGAAAATAATAACAAATGAGTCCACTCGAAAAAGAAAATTAAAAAATTATAAAAATAATATTAAATAATTTCAACTATATTTTTTACAGATTTTTCAGGATCACAATGTAAACCCCTATCTGTTCTTAAAATTAATTCGTTATTTAAATTGTAAATATATGAATTATTAACACCATTAATACATCTTTTTAATGAAATTAAATTGGAAAATGTACTTCGCGATAATCCAATAAATATCTTTGCTTTAGAGCAAATTTCAAAATTTATAGCCGCATTTATTTCATATTCAAGATTTTCATTAAATAAAAATTCGCTATTTATTTTTTGTTCCGAAAATTTTTTTTGAATATTTAATTGATTTTGTCCTGTGGTAAAGAATACATTATCTTTGAATTTATGAATATACATGCTTATTAAACGATAACAATTTATTAAATATATTTCATTATTTTTTTTCCTCTTATTTTTTGATCGAGAGTAAGGTACCCAATCTGATTCAATTCTAATATGTAGCGCATTTTTATTTTCTATTTCTTCAAATGTTTTGCATATATTAGTATTAAAATTATTTAACTTTAGTGAATTTAAAACTGCTATCATCATACAATTTTTATTTATTTGGTTGTTTTTTCTTTGCTTACTAATGATTTCCACGCTATAATTCCATAAATTTATGGTATTTTTTATTATTTTATATTTTTTTTTTTCATTAAAAGGTATCATAATATCTTCTCCATTATTAAATTCTTTCATTTTATTATTAAAAATTTCTATATCATAAATATCTGAAAATAATATTTCTTTTTTCCAACCAAAAACAGGTTCTAATATTTTTATATTTTTTTTGATAGCAATATCACATGCACTAAATAGACAAAATAATTTATTACATAATCCGCCTTTTAATTTTATTTGTAAAATATTCATATATAAATATTTTAAATATTTTAATTTTAAATCTTCAACGGGTTAATTCAATTATAGAACGAAATGAAACAGTCGATAGACCAGAAAAGGACTGGGAAAATGATAAAAATATTTTATATTATTATAATAATTATAATATAAATGAATAATAAACATTATGATTTTACAATTTTTAATAATAAAAAAGCATTATTTTTAGATTTGAATAATATATCTATAAAGAAAGCATCTTATGGTTCTGAATTTAACCATATTAATGTTTTATATATTTTAATAAAATTAATTAGAAAAAAAGTGAAAGCTATATTAGTAAATAACACTACATTTGAAAAAGATCCACATTATGGAAAAGTTAAAAAATTATCTTTAGTATTATCAAATGAAGAAGAATTAGTTATTGATGAAAATAATTTTTTAATATATGATTTAGATTATAGTATAGAAAATATAAAAAAATTAGATGATAATTTAGAAAATAATACAAAAAACAAAATAATAAATTTAATTAATTTTAAAAAACAATTAGAAAATACTACAAAAAACAATATAACAAATAAATGTGAAAATTATCAAAATTATTATAAAGATAATATTGTATTTAAACCTATTATTGGTTTTATAATTTTAAGAAGTGTTAGGAGTGAGAAAGAAGATAGATTATGGATTAAGTGTTATGATAGTATTAGAAAATTCTACAAAAATAGAATATTAATTATTGATGATAATAGTGATTATAAATTTTTAACTGTAAATAAAAATTTAGAAAATACATCTGTTATTTTCAGTGAATATAAAGGTCGTGGTGAATTATTACCTTTATACTATTTTTATATAAATCATTTTTGTGATAGAATTGTAATATTACATGATTCAATGTTTATAAACAAATATTATGATTTTGAAAATATTAATAATTATAATAATTATACACGAATTTTTTCTTTTTCTAATAAATGGTATACTTTCGATGTTGAAAATCTACCAAATCAATTAGAAGTGTTAGAAAATAGTAAAGAAATATTAAATTTTCATTATAGAAATATGAGTACACTTGTTGGTTGTTTCGGATGTAGTATTGTTATTGATTATAATTTTATAAGTTACTTACAAGACCGATTTAATATTTTTAATTTAATTCAAATTATTAGAAATAGAAATGATAGAAAAGTGTTAGAAAGAACATTATCTTGTATATTAGAGAAAGGATTAGACGAATTAAAAGTTGAAACAAAAGAAAGTTTATTTGGTACTATTCATAGTCATATTGATAAACAACGAAAAAATAAAGATAATATTTTTATTTATAAGGAATTCGTTGGAAGATAAAGATTTAAATTTTAATATAATTTAATGAGTGAATTATATAAAAAATTAAAAAATAAGTTTTTTATTATGATAGGTCCAAATGTAATAGAATCGGAAGATCATGTAATGTTTATGGCACACACATTAAAAAATATTTTTACAGATTATGATGTTGAATTTGTTTTTAAAACTAGTTTTGATAAAGCAAATAGATCTTCATTAAATTCATACCGAGGTTTAGGTATGGAAGAAGGTTTGCGTATTTTAAAACGTGTAAAAGATGAACTAGGACTAAATATTATAACTGATGTACACGAATCCTGGCAAGTAGAACAAGTCGCAAAAGTAGTTGATGTTATTCAAGTACCAGCTTTTTTATGTAGACAAACAGATTTATTAAAAGCAGTTGCTGAGACTGGTAAAGTGATACACGTTAAAAAGGGTCAATTTTGTTCAGCTGCTACTATGCATAAATGTAAAGAAAAGTTAATTGAATTTGGTAATTCAAATGTTATTTTATGTGAGAGAGGGAATACTTTTGGATATCAAGATCTAGTAGTAGACCCAAGAAATTTAATTTGGTTAAGATCTGATACAAATTTAGTTTCAATGGATATAACGCATTGTTTACAACAACCAGCTCAAGTTATGGGCGATGGGACTGTGAAATCCGGAGGATTACGTGAATTAATTCCATATATGGGTAAAGTAGCAATAGCATTAGAATCAAACGGAATCTTTATGGAAGTACATAATAATCCGGATGAAAGTAAATGTGACGCTCCAACACAATGGCCATTAAGTAAATTACTTTGGTTATTAAATTTTTTAAATATACCAAAAATAACACCCGCTTTTTGATGAAAACCATTAAAAAATTATATAGTTAATATATATGGAACAGTTTGATAATGATATTGAAGAATATTCTAATAAAAATACTACGTCCTCAAATAATAAAAATGATACTATATTTCATAAAAATGTAAATAATAATCTAAATTTAACAGAAAATCATAGTATATCAGATGAAGTACAAAATGGTATTTCTAGAGGTTCAATAATTAGAAATAATACTGAACTTTTTGATAGAACAGAAATACAAAATCACCATGTTGTAAATACAAAAAATTTTGAATCTAGTATTGAACCAATTAAAATAAGTTTGAATGAAGCTGGATATATGAAAAGTAAATCTGTTGAAAAATCATCATATAAATGTATAGATGATATTAAAAGTTTAAATTTTGAAGAAATTTATATATTAATTATATCGGCACCTATGATAATTTTTGTTGATAATTATAAATTAAATAATAGATGTAAATTTAAAAGAAAAAAAAGACTTTTTTTAAGTCAAGATTTTCAAGGGTGCTTATTTTTACCTTTTGAATATTCAACAATTTTAAAAAAAAATTTAAGAATTTTAAATAATGATATATTAAAAAATGAAGCAAATAATAAAAAATTTTTCTATAAAGATTATGATATAGATTATTGTATCTGTTTTGATGAAGGAGAAATTTTAAAAGATTGTGTTTATAAAAAATTAGAAATTATAAATAAAATGTTATTTATATCAGTAAATAAATATCAAATAAAATTGACAGAATACAAAATTAGAGGATTCTGTCAAATGGTTGAAGAATTAGGTGCTAAAAATATAAAAATTACGTTTAAGAAAAATGATACGGTTATAAAAAAAAAACAGGTTGATATAAATATAGGTACAGATATAGAAATATTAGCTGGTGGTTTAGGTTTATCTAATAGCAATGAGAAAGAAAATAGTGAAGATTACAAGTATACGTTATCTTATCCAGATAATAATAATCTTCTTTTGAATGAAAAATCAATCAGAAAAAAAATTAACAACAAAAGATTTATTATAAGTCAAGATATTTTTAATTCTAGTTTGGAATTACAATATTTAATAAGATCTAGATGTAGACATTTTATTACAGAATATTCAACTATATTTTCTTTTGATAATAAAAATGTAATTGATAAAAAATTATCACAAAAGTTTAAAGCTTATAAAATTAATACAGGTTTAGAATATTCCTATAAAAAAGAAAAATCTTATTTTCTACAAATAAAAACAGATGTTAAATTTTCAGATCAAGAAGATTATTTAAATAATTTATTTGGTTATAGTGTAAGTTTAGATAAGATAGGATTTAATTTTCTACTTGATTCATTAAAAAATGATGAGCACTTTGAAACTAATGGAATATTTAAAATAATGGATTTTATAAATCTATATATTACAAAAGTATATAAAACAGATAAATATTATCCAATTGTTAATCAAATTAAAGATATGATAAAAAAAAATTTAACAATAAATGAATACGCTAAATTATTATGTATACATTTTAATAAATCATCACACTGGATACATTTTAAAAATTATATTGATTTACTAGCAAATAAAACTCACACTTATGACAAATTAGGTTATTTAATTATAATGAATAATAACGATTTATCTATAGATGATAGATTTGAAGTTTTATTAAAATTTGTACAAAAACATTGTATATTAAAAGACATAGAAAATAATTTTTGGAAAATGTTACAGCCGCAAAATAAGGAGTTAGAATATTTTTTAAAAAATAAATTAATAAATGAATATGATTTTATTAGAAATTACAATTGGTACAGTTTAAATTGTCTTTTAAAAAATATTGAATTATATGTTATATCGTTTGATGATTTAGTCCAAGAAGATATATTTTTACACCTTAAAAACAATATGAAAATAGGTTATCAATATTATGAATTTCAAAATAATTTATTACCATTTATAATAAAAAAAGCACATTCATTACATTATAAATCTAATAATAGTAAATATTTATCTTCACTGTTTAGTAAATCAATTAATTATGAAAGTTTTATTATTTCGCACGTTAATAATTTATCAGATTTAGAAGAATATATTATTAATAAAATAAACAAGATTGATTTAATAAGTAAATTAATAAGTGACTTTAAAAAGACATTAAAAAATAATAATGAATTATATACTCAACAACTAAAAGGATTTTCATTATTCTTAAAATCAGATAATTTCAAATATAATTATAAATATTTTAACAAAAAATTAAATATAATATTACCAAATTTAGATAAAAAATATATTGATGAATTATTAGATTATAACAAAATAAATAATATAAATAAATTAATTACAAATACTTGTGAAAAACTAATTTGTTATAATGAAAAGTTAAATATAAATAATATACCTATTGATAATAATGGATTTATTTTAGTTATTAATAGATTTAAATTTGGAATAAAAGAAGTTGAATTTGAAATAATTATAAAACCATTTATAACAAAATTGATTAATAATGTTATATTAAGTAAATACCCCTTGGAATCGTGCGAGTATAAAAGCATAATCAAATTTAATATTTTTAAAGAATTAACATTAGAAAAATTTAAAAATTATAATAATAATTTTTATGACTTGCTTGTAAGTATTACAAATATTATTGATAACAATTTAAAATGTTCACCTTCAACAAATTTACTAAAATACCTAATTATTTAATTTATTATACCTATCTTTTAACATTCTTGATTTTAAAATAGTATCACTAACTATTATTTTAAGTTCAGATAAATATTTCTTTTTTGTTGGTAATGTAATCATTTTATCGTATTTAATAGTTCTAGCACGTTTATTAAGTAATTCGATAGTTTTTTTATTATTTTCAATATTTACTTTTAATTGTGATTTTTGTTTTTCTTCTTCTGCCAATTGTTCTGGAGTTTTTTTTACTTTTTCTTTTTTTACTTCTTCTTTTTTTACTTCTTCTTTTTTTACTTCTTCTTTTTTAACTTGTTTTTTAATAACTTTTGGTCTATAATTATAAAGAGTATCTGGTGGTGGCGGTAAATTATATTGATCTATTAACCAATGTTTATTATACATATCCAATTTGTTATATAATGATAATGACATATATTATATATACTTAGATTTTTTTCAAATAATTATTAAAAAAAAATATTACAGATTGAATTTCATTTTCTAAATCATACCAGTTTTTTTTATATCTTTTTACATATAATCGAAGTAATCTATAAATAATATCATATCCATCGTTACCTTTAATTTTTTTATAATGTTTTGTATACTTTTTATTTTTTTTAAGATAAAAAAGATATTCATCTAAAAACAATTCTGTAGTAATCCTACGTAAATTTTTATCTTTATTTATATTTTGATATTTAATTACTTTTCTAACAAAATAATGACCGGGTGGATTACGAATTTTACCAATCTTAATCATTTAATATATTTTAGATTTTTATTTTATTTTTTAAATATGATTTTAGACTAGTCCCACAGTCTAAATGAAAATCATTATAATTTGTTGTTCTAAAGAAACTATTTAAGAAAGCTTCTATGTAATCTTTTAATCTTGAATCTTCTATATTTATTTTAGTCCAATAATTTTTACAAATTTTAAAATATATATTTATTAATGAACTATAGTTATTTTTAAAATTATTATATTTATTTATGAGATAAATATTTATAACTCTATTTACAGTTGTATATCGTGTTTTCTTTTTAATTTCGTTATCTATAAAATTTTGTAAATTTTCTAAATTATTTATTTGATATAAATAAAGTATATAAACATCATTATAAATTATTTCTGGTATACTTGTAATACTTTGTAATTCTTGTTTTGATAGATTTTTAAATTCACTTTTAATTTTACCACCATAATTTAAATAAATTTTATTATCTTTAATGTTTAACTCTGAAGGAATAATACTTTTTTTATCGTCATTTATTTGTAGTGTTAATAAGGTAGGATGTAAAAATAATTCACCTGGTTTAACTTCATTACCTAACTGTTTAAGTTTACGTGTATCTTTTATCATATTATATATATATATATATAATATTTAAAAGTAAATTATATAAATAAATAAATGAAAGAATATTATGATTCATTAGGAACATCTGATTATAATTCAGAATCAAATACTAGTGAAAGTATTACTAGTGAAAGTATTTCTAGTGAAAGTATTTCTAGTGAAAGTATTTCTAGTGAAAGTATTTCTACAACAGAAAAACAAATTGAATTATCTGGTGAAATTATAAAAAATTATAATATTATTTATGAAATTGGTAGTGGAGCATTTTCAACTGTTTGGTTAGCTTTTAATATAAATGATAATAATTATTATGCGATTAAAGTTCAAAATAGTAATGATTACGAAGATGGACAAAACGAAATAAATATTTTAAAAAAGATAGGTAATTCAAATGAATATATTAATAGTTTAAAATTTAATTTTATTGAATCTTTATTCGTTGAATCATCTATAGAAAAATTTCCTTGTTCCGTTTTTGAATTATGTGCTGGAAATCTTTATACATTAGGAAAAAAAGGTAAATACAAAAACGGATACCCATCCAATATTGTTAAAACAATATTCAAACAACTATGTTTAGCAGTTCAAAAATTACATAATGAAGATAAACTATTTCATGGAGATATTAAACCAGATAATATTCTAGTTAGTGGTATAAATAATAAAGATAAAAAATGTATGGAATTGTATACTCAAAATAATTTTAATAATTTGTATTCAAGAATAAAAAAAGAATATTGGATAAAAAAAGGTAAAAATATTAAAAATATAAAAAAAATGCCAACTGAAACAAAATATAAAATAAGAAAAAAAATACATCAAACTATTATTAATAATATTATGGATAATACTAGTAAAGAAAGTAAAAATCATATGGATAAAAAATATTTTGATAATATTAAAATTAAACTAACTGATTTTGGTCATTATTGTCCTGATGATGAATTTATGGATGAAGATTTTGGAACAACATATTATCGAGCACCTGAGATTATTTTAATGGGAGATTGTAGAAAACCAGTAGACATATGGGCATTAGGTTGTACATTGTATGAATTATTAACAGGAGAAATATTATTTGATCCTGATGATTCAGATAATAAAGAAGAATACAATCATTTAAAATTAATTATAGAATTATGTGGTAATTTTAAGTTAGAATACTTGAAAACAACAAAATATTACAAGGATTATTTTGATAAAAATGGTAATTTAAAATATTTTAAATTAGATAATTATATCGATATTAAAGAAAAACTAAATAAAAAACTTGTAGATAAAGAAATTAGTGATTTAGATGGATGTATTGATCTTTTGTCTAAAATGATAAAATTATCCTTTAGAAAAAGACTAACCATTGACGAGGTTATAAATCATAAATGGTTTAACTTTTAAGAATTTATTTCTACTGCGCTTGTATCTCCAGGATCATCGTTGTTCTTCATAATGAAGACTGGCTTTGATGAGATCAAAGTATATTCGGTGTCAAAAAACGAGCAAATTGTGCTGAAAAACATTGTACATTACTAATCTAAAAGAACCATTAGTAAGTTAAAATTTCAATTTTTTTAACATCTTTAAAATACTAAGTATCATATTCACGATGACATTTTTTACATAATATGAAAAGTGGTATTTCTTTGTGATATGCAATAAATTTTCTTAAAATATCTTTAATTTTAATAGGCGTCATTTCATCTATATAATAATTATCAATCGATTTTTCTAATAAAGATGATCTATCACAGCCATCTTTATTACAATGTGCTCTATCTAATTGATTTGTTCTATTTTTTTGTATGCCACAATAATCACATTTATCTGTTGTATATTTAAAGAATGAGTTTATTAAATTTTTTGCAGGTCCTCCTTTAAGATGTAATAAAATATCTTTTTTTGTCCCTATCATAGAGCATCCGTTAATCAAACAATTAAGTTTTGTTTTTTCTAATTTATTATCAATATTTTGAGTTCTACCAAGAGCTTTTTTGTATATTGGATCATTGTCTTCATTAATAGTATTCATTTTTATGTGTTATAAAATATTAATAAAAGTATTATATAATTTCAATTTTTAAAAATTGAAATTTTTATATAAAAATATATATATTTATATATATATAATGCCTAAAAATGATAATAGTGAATCTATGATGTCTTCATTAGATACTGAAGATATCGCTTCTGATGAATCAAATGAGTGCGTATATGATGAATTATTAGATAATAAATCTAGTCAAGTAATGCAAATCGTTGATTCAAAAGACAGAATAACTAAAAATAAATTAACACGATATGAATTTGTACGTATTATGGGCGAGAGAACCAAGCAACTAACAATGGGTGCTAAACCATTGATTAAAATAAATAAAGAGTCAGAAGATTTAGAGTTTCACGAAATAGCATTAGAAGAATTAAAACTTAATATGCTTCCATTTAAAATAAAAAGACCTGTTATTGATAAATATGAAATTTGGAAATTAAGTGAGTTAAAAATAGATCATTTATCCAACTTATTTTAAATTCCAGTCAGTAAAACAAATAGTACAAATATATCTTAAGTCAAACGTATTTTCATTTTTGATATATACAGCTTCTTTATTGTTTTTATTTTTATGTGTTTGACAATTTATATTTTTACAAGTATAATCTTTAGTACGTGGTAAAATAGGATTGTGAATATATATTTTATTGTCGTCTATTGATGATTTAACATCTATATCTGTCTTTAAATTTAGATTATATAATATGATTGTTTTATCTATAGAAGATTCATAGTTACAATTAAAACATTTAAAAATCATTTTATTTGTATTTTCTTTACTTATTAAACTTTTAATCTTAATTTTAATAGACTCTTTTAATTTAATATATTCTTGATCTTTTTCAAGATCACTTAATGACAAATTTAATTTAACATTTGTAAGTTTATCTTTATTGTTAATCTTTTTAACTATCGTTGACAATGATGTTATAATTTCAAATTGATTGCTATTATCTAGAATAGATTTAGTAACATCAAAAGTATAATTACACTTTGGACAAAAGTACATTATTATTATTATAATAATTATAATAATATTTTTTAAAGTCAATTTTTATTTAATATTTTAAGTGTGGTTTGGAATAAATCTAATAAAGTTATAAAATTTAAATCTGATTTATCTTCTGTATAATAAACTCCATAGTTATAAGGATAAACACCATAAATTTCTTTATATGTAAGTAAATTATTTTCTAAATCTTTTTTGATATTGTTAAAATTTTCCATTATTATATCTTTAAAATGTGGTAAAATATTTTTATTTGAAAAAGGATTAAAATTATTATTTATTATATTGATAATGGCTAATTTATAAGTATTATATAAAACATAAGTATTAAAAGATATTGAAGTTATATCATCATTTTTTATATTTTCATAACCGGGTTCATTTTTAATAGGCATTTCCGTTAAGACGGCTTCAATTGATAATAAAATAGATGTTAAATTCATAACAGGAGTCCATGGAGGACCAGACCAAGTATTTAAATTTGATAAACATACTTTTCCATTATGATATAAATTTGGATGAAATCTTACTTTTCCGTCAGTAGTTAAATATTTTACTTTTGGTGGGGAATTAGGATAATTATCTGGAAATTTTATATCAAAAAAGAAACTTCCACCATAATAAGGTGTATTTTTAGGACCAATGATTAAAGCATAAATTTGAGTAAAATTATTTTTATCAAAATAAATATGAATATTTTTAAAATTATTTTTTTTAAATTCAATAATATCATTAACTATTCTTATTTTATTCATTTTTATAATATATATACATTTTTTTTTTTTAAATAATAATATATATTATAAATTAATAAAGAAATGGAAAATGGTGACAATGATATTAATCAAAAAATAGCAATTATAAATAATAAAAATGATGATATTAAGGATATTGATAATAAAAATGATAATATTAAGGATATTGATAATAAAAATATTAAAATTAAAAAAGAATTTTATGATTTAATAATATCAATAAACGTACATAAAGATATTAATTTTTTAGTTAAACAACTAGAAAATATAGATAAATATGTAAAACTCAAATACTTGGTTATTTTAAATTGTAACAAATTAATGGCGAAAAAATTTAAAAAACATAGGAAATTATTTAAAAATTTTAGCGTTATTATTCATCCAAAACCATTTAATAAAAAAAAGGGTACTGGTACATTATTAAAAGGTATTTTTATGAATTTAACATATTCCAAAATTACATATAATTTTAATTATTTTTTAATTTTAACATCAAGAACGATATTTTATAATATATTAAATAAAGAAAATATTAAACATATTAAAAAAAAAAAAAAACGTAATACTAAAATAGGTAGACAATTCTATGTAAAAAATAATAAATTAATAGATCATATTAAAAAAAGAAAGGGGTATTATTCATCTGGTGCTTCAGCAGGAATAGTTCTTAATAAAAAAAATTACACTACTGTAATTAATTTTCTGACAAAATATCCAAATATTAGAGATAATTTATTCAGTTTAAATGTTATTGCAGAAGAATTTGCTCTTCAAACAATATGTATAAATTATTGTAAATATTATTTTTATATTGGGAATGGCATAAAAAAAATTAGTAATATTAAAGATTTAAATAAATTACGGAAAAAAGGGAATTTTGTATGTAAAATAAAGACTAAAATTTGCTATTTCAAGGTACTTAATTTAGTATAGAATACATATATATATATACATATATATATAAACATATGTATATATGACTGTTCTAATACGTGTTCTTTCCTATTTTTTAAGAGACTTAAAAAATTTGAAAATTAAATATTTAAAAAAATCATTCTTATCATAATAATAATGAATAAAAACTTTGATAAAATTAAGAAACTTAAATCTAAACTAAACGACTTGTGCAATAATAATAGAATTCCGAAGACTCAATCCGAATTTTCTCATGTATCATTAGGCGGTCTAATTGTACCAGGTAAGTTCAATTTTGATAAGAAAAATCAACAACTACTAAATAAAATGCTAGGAAAAGCATTAGATAGTGGTCTAATATATTCAATAGCTGAAATGCCAAAAGATTATGGACCAGTAAAAGCAGATATAGATTTAAACTTTCCGCAGGATGAGTTTAAGGAAGGAAGATTATATAATAACGATACTATTTTACAAATTATAGATATTTATCGAGATGCTATTAAAAAATATTGCGATGTAAATGATAATAATTTAAATTGTTTTGTATTTGAAAAAGAAGCGTATCATATTAAAAATGGTGATATAAAAGATGGTTTTCATTTGATTTTTCCATATTTAACATTACATAAAAAGATTAGACATTTAATTGTTAATTCAGTTATTGAAAAAGTAAATGAGAAAGAAATGTTTTCACATTTAAGTAATCCAAATGCGGTTGATAAACAGACAGTCAGTTCTAATCCCTGGATGATGTATGGATGTGCGAAACCAAATTGTAATCCATATAAATTAAAAAAGGTATTAGATAAAGATAATAATGAGGTTAATAATGATTTAACTAGTTGTGATATTATTAAATTACTATCTCTAAGAAATAAAAGATGGTCTGAAGATAATAAAACGGAGTTAAATAAAGATATAGATGTAGACGAGATTGAAGAAAATTATTCTAAATTATCTATTGATCACAATGAAAAAAAGAATATTAATATTATTTCGGAGGATAGGATTGAAGAAATTACTAAAGCAAATAAATTAGTTGATATGTTATCTCATAAGAGAGCTCATAACTATGGTTCATGGATAAGAGTAGGTTGGGCTTTACATAATACTGATAAAAGTTTACTAGATAAATGGATTGAATTTTCTAAGAGATCTAAAAAGTTTAAACCTGGTGAATGTGAATCATTATGGAAAAGTATGAGAGATGATGGTATTACTAGTAGATCTTTAATGAAGTGGGCAAGTCTAGATAATTTACAAGAATATAATCAATTTCTGAAAGATACATTTGAATCAATACTAAAAAAAAACACACCCAATAACACTTACGGGATTGCCGAGGCACTAAAATTTAAGTATTATGATCGTTATGTTTGTATAGCAGTTAAAGAAAATCTATGGTATGAGTTTAAGGAACATAGATGGAGACGATGTCCAAACGGAGGTTCACTAATAATTAGAATGTCCAGAGAATTTTCTAATTATTACATAAACGAAGCAACAAAGTGTAATATAAAAGCTATGGAAGCACAAGGTGCTGATAAGAAAAAGAATAATGATGAAGCTATAATGTATAATAAGATTGCATCAAGTCTAATGGATATTAATTTTAAAGAAAGAATTATTAAGGAAGCAAAGAATCTATTTTACGATGATAAGTTTTTAGACCGTATGGATGAAAATCACCAACTGATTGGTTTTGAAAATGGGGTATATGATTTGGATATGAAAAAGTTTAGACCTGGTATGCCTGATGATCATATTACATTATCGACTAAAGTAGATTATATTGAATGGAAAGATACAAATCCATATGCTAAAAAGTTAACTGCGTTTTTCAAGACAGTACTTACGAATGATAACGTAAGAGAATACTTTCTAAGTAGATTATCTAGTTGTGTATCAGGTAAATGTGAAGAACGTTTCTACTTTTGTACTGGTTCAGGATCAAATGGTAAATCACTTACATTTCAATTACTAGGTGAGGCTCTCGGTGATTATTATATTTCTTGTCCCATTACAATTATTACAAGGAAACGGGGAGCATCAAGTGCGGCATCTCCTGAATTAGCAAGATTAAAAGGTCCAAGAGCAGGCGTATTTCAAGAACCAGGAACAGAAGAAGAATTGAATGTTGGTATTTTTAAAGAGTTGTCAGGTAATGATAGATTTATGGTTCGTGGATTATATAAGGAACCGATTGAAGTAAAACCACAAGTAAAATACTGGTTAACTTGTAATGACCTTCCAAAGGTTACTTCTGATGATGGTGGTACTTGGAGAAGAATTCGTGTTATTGATTTTAGTTCTAAATTTATGGATGATCCAGACCCAGATGATCCTAATCAATTTAAGATTGACTTGTCATTGAAAGAACAGATATTAAAATGGGCGCCATATTTTGCTAGTTATTTGATTAATAAATATGTAACAGAATATAATACAACAAATAAATTTCCTGAACCAGAAGAAGTTATGGTAAGTACTAATAGGTACAGAAAGGATCAAGATATATTTAGAGATTATTATGATAATAATATTGAAGAGTTTGATTCTATTGAAGGTATTAAGAAAAGAGATTTGTATACAGGATTCAAGTTGTTTTTCAAAAATGAACACGAAGGTGAACAAATTCCAAAGTCTAAGAAGCTGTACGAGTTTATGGAAAAAGCAATGAAGAAAGATTATAATTATAAATTCGGTTATCAAGGTATTAGATTTAAAACTGAATGTGAAGCAAGTGATGATGAACAGAATGACCTAGATAATTAATATTCATTTAAATTATTATTATTAAAATCTATCTTATTATAATGCAGATTTTAGCAATTGAAAGCATAATAGTTGGTCTATCTTGTTATTTGATTGGTCATGTTGGATTTGTTGTAGCCACTCATAATAATAAGGATGAGGACAAAGAAAAACCACCTGGTATGAATATAGCTTTTTTTATAACTGGTATAGTTATTCACGTATTATTAACTTATACAGGATTTACAAAATTATATTGTAATAGAAATTGTCGAAAATCATTAGAAATATTAAAATATTAATCTATTTACTATTCATATAATCATTTAATATAATTTTTATCTTTTTTAACTCTAAAACATAGTCAGCGTTATCCTTAAATTGTTTAATAATAAATAAATATAAATGAATTTTATATTCATTTGACAATTGTAATTTATTTATATTATCAAGTATTTCATACAAAACTAATAATTTACTATCAATAGGAATATTATTATTAATAAAAATAAATTTATCGGTATTAATTATAATTTCATCAACTGTATTATTAGATAAGTTAAACTGGTGTGAAAAATTCATCTTTTTTATTTTATTAAAAAAAATATTTTTAAATTGTACCTTCATTTTATAGTTAATATAATATAATAAATTATAATATTCATTAAAACATTTAGAATTTAAATAAAAAATTATTACAAACCCTTTTATTAAATTTAATACTAATTCTTCGTTAAAAATATTATTTTTATATAATTTGTTAATAATTTTTAATAATTTTAATGTTTTTTTTTTATCAATTAATGAATTAAAAACTTTATTAAATCTAAATATATTCATCATCTTAATATACTATACATTTTAACGAATCAATTATCTATGTTATGATATATGGAGGATTGTAATATATGTTATTCAAACATTTCCACGGTATCAGAACAAATAACTCTTTCTTGTCAACATTCAATGTGTAAAAACTGCTATTTACATTTAACTAAAAGTATATGTCCGTATTGTAGAAAACAATTTGACTATTCTTTAAAAGACAACATTAAAAGACAAGAATTAAATATAGATAATAATTACACCCATCCTCCACAGCTATTTGATACTAGTATTCATTTATTAAATAGTAACTTTAATCAATTAGATATATCTAATAATACAAGACTTAATAATTATCATATACCTTTTAGTAGACGAGAAAGACATAAAATTCGTAGAAGAAGACGCGATTTAACCGAGTCTGAAATAAAAGAAAGAAGAAAAATAATAAGAAATAAATGTAAAAGAAAATGGTTATTAAAGAAAGGAAGATTAAATAAATTAAAATGGTTTGAAGTTATATTATAAATTAAATGGTTTGAAGTTATTAATTCACTTCAACCAATTTAGGTTCATCCTCATCTTCAGTATCTGAATTATTTTGATTAGTATGATTTAATTGTAAATCACTATTTTGTTCTGGTGGTTGTGCTGGAAGTTGAATCGGTTCTAGACCTAAAAAATCACCAAGAAGTTTAAAGTATTTTTTCACTTTATTATCCGCATCTTGATCATTACTAATCTTATGTGTAGTATTCATTAGCATTGAAACTTGTAATTTATGTTTATCTAAATTATTAATTACAGTATCAGGTGAAGGAATATCAAAATTATATTTTCTAATAATATTTGTATAAGCTTTAAAAATATTATCAGGAATACTTCGTTTTAATGAACTCAACTTTTGTTTAGGTTTACCTGAACGTTTATATTTAGCATCACGTAATCGAGCTTTTAATTCTTTTCTTTTTTCCAATTTATTAAATTCTTCTTGTTTAATTATATTTACTTTTACCGTGTTATCTTTTTTATTGTAATCGATAGTAACTTGAAAACCGTCATTTAGATATTTTGAAGGGTCTACATTATTAATATCATCTATCAAGACTTTTTGTTTAATATCATCTTTAAATCGCACAATTGCGTTTTTACTTTTAAAGTTAGTTTTGTCGTTTATGTGTACAGAAATGGACATTATATATATATGAAATAATATTTATTATACGTTTAATTCAATTTTTTAAAAAATTGAATTAATTTCTTTATATATTATTATTTTATATTAATAATGTACGGTACCTACTACTCATACGCATTATTAACTATTATGAAAATAAAGATATTAAAAGATAATAAAGATAATAAAGATAACAAATAATTAATTTATAAAAATATTGATATTATATTAATTTAAGGAATTATAGTTTTATTATCTTAATGGTAAAAAATACAAAATTATATGATGTTCTTGAAGTTAACCCACAATGTAATGATAACGAATTAAAAAAAGCATATCGTGCTAAATCAATGAAATGGCATCCAGATAAAAATCAAACTAATAAAGATGAAGCTACTGCTAAATTTCAAGAAATTAGCGAAGCATATTCTATTTTATCAGATAAAGAAAAACGAAAATTATATGATACAATCGGTTTAGATATTTTAAAAAATGGGTCAGATGGTCCTCCAGTTGATCCATCTAAAATTTTTGAACAGTTTTTTGGAAATATGGGAGGATTTGGTAGTTTTGGAGGTTTTGGTGGTTTTCCATTCGGAAATAGACGTCAACCACAAGAAAAAATAGATCATTGTGAGATAGATAAATATGTTACACTTGAAGAAATATATAATAGCAAAACAGTTAGAGTAGAGTATAAACAAAAAAATTATTGTAAAACTTGTGACGGAATTGGTACAAAGAATAAAAAATCTTCAAAATGTACTTCTTGTAATGGTCAAGGAAAGGTTATGGAGATGAGACAATTAGGACCTGGAATGATTCAACAAGTTGTTGTAGAATGTAAAGATTGTAGAGGTACTGGTCAACTTTTAGACAAAAATAATATATGTCTTGATTGTAATGGTGACAAATTTCATTTTAAACAAAAAAATATAAGTATTCCATTGAAGCGTGAATTATCAGATGGTAATCAAATTAAACTAAATAATAAAGGTCATAATTTAAAATCAGGAAAGACTAGTTTAATAATTACTATTAAACTAAACCCACATAATTTATTCAAAAAAATAGAAAATGATTTACATATGGAATTAGAAATCCCTCTATATCAAGATTTATTTGATTTTTCAAAAGTAATTACACATTTAGATAATAGAAAATTACTAGTTACAAATGATAATGTTTTAGATAAAGAAGGCATTCTATTAGTTAGAAACGAAGGATTGTATTCACCTAATGGAGAAAAGGGTCACTTGTTTATACATTTCAAAACTAAATTTCCAAAATTATCAAAACTAGAAGATAATGAAATAGATGTATTAAAAAAATTATTGATTAAATGTGATTATGAATATTATAAAGAAGAGGGTAAGATCGATAAAACAGATTGTATAAATTTAAATTGTACTAAAATAGACCCAGAAAAGTTTAATTATAGTTATGCTGAACAACACCATGCTTCGCAACAACATGCTTCGCAACAACATGCTTCGCAACACCATGCTTCGCAACAACATGCTTCGCAACAACATGCTTCGCAACAACATGCTTCGCAACACCATGCTTCGCAACACCATGCTTCGCAACAACATGCTTCGCAACAACATGCTTCGCAACAACATGCTTCGCAACAACATGCTTCGCAACAACTTGGTGAAGATGATGTTCGTGGTTGTGCTCAACAATAAATAATATTAAATATATAAATATATAATTATATATATATATAATTATGAAAATATATATTTTAAGACACGAAGATAGAACTCAAGATGCTACTTTTTTTTCGCCTTTAACTAAAATTGGTTTAGAAAATTCAGTTAAATTAGTAAGTAAATTAAATGAATTAGATATTGATACTATTTATAGTTCTCCATTTATTAGAACATTACAAACAATTCATCCATATTTAAAAGAAAAAAATAAAAAAGTTAATATTGAATATTGTTTACAAGAAATTCAACATCCTCAATTAATACCACCTAAATCTTATACTGTAAGTTTACCTGTATATATTGCGGAATCTTTTAATTATAATGATAAATATCGTTCTTTAATAGAACCAGAAAATAATAAATATCCAGAAGATGAACGCGATGTTACAGAAAGAGCAAAAAAAATTTTAAAACGAATTATGAATGATAATGTATCTAAAAAAAATAATATATTATTAGTAACTCATCAAGCAGTATGTAATGCTATTTTAAAAATAGCTTGTAAAGGAATGAAAGAGGTTCAAGTTAATTATACAGATAGATATCCAAAAGGAGGAGTTACAGAAATATGGGATAAAGATTCTTGGAAAATAAATAAAATTAATTATTAAATTAATTTATACTTTAACTTAATTTAATGGAAAATATAGACGATAAAGACTATGAAATATTTAATGATTTACTTTATTATTTAAAAAATTATACTTATAAATTTATAACAGAAAATTTTAAAATGAAAATTGAAACAGTATTAAAAAAATTATATCCAAACTTAATTAAACAAGACCTTGACATAATAGTATTATTAACTGCTTATTTAATAGAAGATATATCCGTAAGAATATTTTATTTAAATGAAGAACCGATCAAAGATAGTTATTATGTTCAATGGACACAAAATAATAATAGAGATATTCTAGCAGCATCGCTAATGGTAATACCATTTATGGATGATAAAGATAATAAAAAAAGATATAGAAATATAAAAGATTTAAATCAAATACTTTATGATAAAAATAGTGATAATATAAGCAAAGATATTTTAAAAAAACATATCAAAGATGTTTTAAAAAATGAATTAAAATATACTAATTTTTCTATTGGTCTACTTAATGATACTAATGATAATATATTAAAATTAAAAGATGATAGTGACAAAAAATTAATATATATAATTATACATCATCATTTTTGTTCCGCTTTAGAAACAATAAAAATAACAAATGGTAAATTATATATAAATTGGATAAATTCAACACCAATAAGAATGTTAAAAAATAAATATATTTTAGAAAATGAAAACATAGAATCTAAATTAATAAAATATTCAATTAAAGAATTAAAAGAATTAGAAACAGGAAATTTTGATGAGGTGATACAAAAAAATAAATATTTATGGTTTGGAGATTATTATAATGTTATGAGAAATGGTTATTATGAATCGATAAAAAAAATTAAATGGGTTTTATTCAATAAAAAAATAAATGGACGAGGAAAATATATGATACAATATTTAAATGAATTAATCAATTTTAAAAAAATAGGAATATTTGATAATGAAAAATATTTTAATTTAAGCGATAGTCAGAAAAATTATTTTATTGTTGAAATTAGAACTATTGCTAGAAATATTTATTCGAATACTAAAATGGCCGAAGATAAAGATTTTGAATTTGAATTATTTAAATCATTATTCTCATTTTTTTTAAATAGTAGTAATGATAAAAATATAATAAGTAATCCTCAAAATGAATATTTAAAAAAAAAATATAGTGAAAATATAAAAAAATTTATTTTTGAAGATTATGATGTTGAAGATGAAGATGAAAATTACTATATTAAAAAAGAAAAAGAAGTAGAAATAACGAGGGAAGATTTAAATGCTGTATTTCAAATATTTTTAGAAATAAATGAAGATGGTGAATCGAACACAAGTTTACTTTGGAATTATTTAAAAGATACAGTTGATCATCTTCAAGAAACAGTTTATGGAGATTATTTAATTGTTAACAACTCATATGGTAATATAATTAATAATAATTTTTATGATATTAAGAGTACACGTGGAGGGGAATTAAATTTAAAAAATTTATATAATATTGCTAAAATATTATCACATAGTTATGACGGTGAATTTGATTTATTAGGAGCTAATTTTAAAAATTTAAGTAATTATAATCAAAAAAAGTTTTTTGGTAATTTTTTGGATGATAATATTAGAAAGTGGTTAAATATTAATAAAAACATTGAATTACAAGAGGGAAAATATGATAGTTCGATTTATGGTAAAATAGAAAAAGTATGGATAGAAAAAAGACAAGATTTTATTTATAACTACCTTGTTAGGAATGGGTTATTATCAGAATTTAAATTAAGTTTAAATATGACAAATGAAAAATATTTACCATCAGATACAAATTTAAAAAGAGATAGAGTAAGAAGTTTGCTAAAACAATATTTTGATAAAAATGAAGATATTTTTAAAGCCTATTATTATTTAACAAATAAAAATTACAATGATTTACCTAAATTGAGATTTGGGGAAAAAGAAACAGACGAAAAAACTTATCAAAAATGTTTAACAAAAATATTCGAATTTTATTTATTTTATGGTATGGATTGGTTAGCCCAAATTAATTTTTTTAATCACTATATTCACCATCAGGTATTATTTGTAACTGGTGCTACAGGCACTGGTAAATCTACACAAGTGCCTAAATTATTATTGTATTGTTTAAAAATGATTGATTATAAAAATTGCGGAAAAGTTATATGTACCCAACCACGTATATCTCCAACGCAAGGTAATGCTTATTGGATTTCTAGTGAAATGGGAGTACAAATTGATAAAATGTCAATGGACGAAAAACTAAAAACAGACCAATATTATTTACAATATAAATATCAAGGCGGTAAACATACAAAAGAAAATTGTAAACATTTAACTCTAAAAATGGTTACGGACGGTACATTATTAGAAGAAATTAATAATAATAAATTTTTTAAAAAAGAAATTAAAATACCAAAAAGTAAAGAAAAAACATATTCATATAATGATAATGTTTATGATATAATTATTATAGATGAGGCTCATGAACATAATACTAATATGGATATAATATTAACTTTAGCAAGACAAACATGTTTTTTAAATAATTCTATTAGACTAGTTATAGTTTCAGCAACAATGGATGACGATGAACCAATTTATAGAAGTTATTTTCAACTAATTAATGATAATTTAGTTTATCCAATAAAAGTACCAAGCAAAAGACATCCTATTTTAAATGAAGAGAATTTTTTTATAGATTCAAATTTACTAGATAGAAGAGTTAACATTTCAGCACCTGGACAAACAACACAATTTACAATAAAAGAATTTTATGATAATAAAATAAAATATAGTAAAAATGAAAAATTAAATTCAGTAAAAGCACAAGAAGAGAGTTACAAAAAAGTAATAAATATTTGTAAATCTACTACATCTGGTATGTTATTATTATTTTTAACTGGTGAAGCAGAAATTAAAAAAGCATTAATTTATCTAAATGAAATTTTACCTGTTGGTATTATAGCACTACCTTTTTATTCTAGTATGAATGAAAGATATAGAAATATTATTGAAAAAATAGATAAACAGATTGCTAATATAAGAAACAGTAGGAAAAATATTGTAAATGAATGGGGTCCTAAATATATTAAAACAGAATATATGCCTCAAGGTAGTTATAATAGAGCGGTAATTGTGGCTACAAATGTAGCAGAGGCATCAATTACTATTCCAGGATTAAAGTTTGTGGTTGATACTGGATATTCTAAAGAAAGTGGTTTTGATTCTGAATTAGATATAAGTGAATTAAATGTCCAACCTATATCAGAAGCAAGTAGAGTACAAAGAAAAGGTCGCGTGGGGAGAAAAAGTAGTGGAGTTGTACATTATACCTACGGAGAAGGTGCTCGGGCAGATATAAATCCAAAATATGGAATAACACAGGGAGATTTTCATTCTATATTTTTAAAATTATCAAGAGATAATGATGATCTTTTTGAATCATATAGTAATTTTGAAAATTTATTAAAAAGTGATGATAATAAAATAACAGAAATACAACAAGTTATGATAAAATATTTAGGATATATACATTGGTATTTAATAACAGCAATTAATAATTTTGATAATTACATACCTAATGAACCAAACAAAAAATTAAAAAAAACTGACTCAGACAAATATAAAATTGAAAAAGATTTATATGATAAATATTATAATATTTACTATATATATGAAAAATTTTTTGATTCTAATATAATTAAAAATAATATAAAATATTTTACCAAAAATTTTAATTTATCAAGTATTGAATATTATATTGATATTTTATTAATGGGAAATAGTGGATATAATCACGAACAATTAGTAGATAAAGAAGGTAAATTATATATAATACACCCATTTGAAACAAGTTTAAAAAGAAATATAATGAATAAAATAATAGAAATAGATAATTTAAAAATAGATGATAGTAATAAAAACAATATTACAATTTTAAATCAAAAATTTATACCTATGTTTATCAGTATGAGAAATAAATTTTTATATTTAAAAGTAGAAAATTCGTATAAAAAAACTAATTTTTCAAATAAAATATTAGAAGTAACAAGAGATATAACATCAGACTTTTTAGAAGAGAAAGAAGCAATATCCATATTAATAGGGGCTGGTTATGATATTAAATTAGAAGTTATAGAAATGATATCATTAATGTCTGCTGCTAGTAAATCAATGTCTTCTTTAGCATCTAGTTTTAAAAATTATAAAAATAAAAATATTCTTGAGTTTGATAAATTACAGAATAAATTTAGTTCAAAGTCTGATTTGATATCAATATATAATATCTGTTTATTATTTCGAAAACATTTAGGTGATAAAAAATTTAAGATATATAATTTATTAAATAAAGATGACCTTGTTTATAGAGAAAATATTAAAAAGAAATATAAAAATAAATTTAATAGTTTAGTTAGAGAATTTAAAAAATATAAATTTACTTTAAAACCTCCTAAAAATTTATTATTAGATTGGAATATATTAAATTGGTTAAAAGAAAATGGACAATTAAATTCAGAAAAAGGTTTTTTAAATTGGATGGATGGTTCAGGTATTTTTAGGAATGACTTAAAAAAGAATTTAATATCTTATTATCCTATTATTGAAAAAATTTGTAATGATAACAAATTAAATTTTGAAGTTATAAAAACGTATTTTGATTATTTATTACAAACAACTATTGGTTTAATTACAATGGAAAAGGAAGTAGATAATAATTATGACGAGTCTGTTTTTGATTGGATTAAAAGTATAAGTAGTTTAAATTTACCATTATCAGAAAATACAATTGAAGAAAAAATTTTATACACATTTTTATTAACAAATCCAGGAAATATAGCAGTTAGATTAGATACAACTGATGATTATTATACAACAATAGCATATCAAAAAAAAGTAAATTTAGGACAAGTTTTCACAGGTAAAAATACATTAACAAAAAATGTTGGTAATATAATATTTTATTATAATTTAAAATTACTAAGAGAAGATTATATTATAGAAATAATATCAAATGTAAATGTTAAAGATTTAACTAAATTGTTTCCATTACATTATAATCCAAGCAAAATTAAAAATGTATATTTGGATAACAAATCGAATATAATATCTTTTTATGGAGATACTTGGAATGATTTTATTTATCAAGTAAATAATTATATCACTTTTAATTATTTTCCACTATTAAGTAAAAAAGAATTACCAGTTATTTATCAATTTGTTAAGGAGAAAAGAAATTATGAATTTAAAACTAATAAAAGTGAATTTTAATTATTTAATATTTTTCTTTAATTCTAAATATTTATTTTTATATTTTAAATATTTTTTCATCATTACTTCACGGACTTCAGTAATATTAGTTACATCAATACTAGTTGTTAATAATGTTTTTAATATAATATATTTATCTTCATCAATTGAAATATTAAGATAATAATTACTTCTATGTTCTAAAATAGATAAATTAACTTTATCATTGTAAATAATATTACCGCTATTTGTGTATATAACAAGATGTTTATTACCCAAGTCGTGTCCACCATTTAAAGTAAAACTATTTTCCCTTAAATTAGATAAGTTATCAATATTAATTTCAGGAATATTAGGAAAACTTATATGTATACTTAATTCTTCTTGTAATTCTCTATTTATAGTTTTTAGTAAATTACTAAAATTATTCACTCTTTCTCCTATTTCAGATTTACCTCCTGGAAATCCAGAATACATATTTCCTTCTGAATTTCTAGTTTCATAACTAGCAACTTTTAAACTATTCCTTATTGTTGGTTCTTCTCTTCTAGGTTTAGAAAATATCCTTACGTATCTTTTTATACCAAATTTATCAAAATTCTCAACATCAAACCCATTATCCCAAAAGTTGAAATTTATAAATTTCCAATCTAATTTATTTGCTAAATCTTTAGCGTCTTTATCAGTTAACATGTCAATTTCATCATTTACAGATATATCGATAGCAATTATTTTTTTTTGTTTTAAATATCTTCCTACTGAAATTCCCATTCCTGGAGGTAATATACGAGTATCTTCTAATGATTTTTTATATTGTTGTAACATTTGTCCAAAATTTTTTATATATTGTTTAGGTGTTACTTTAATAATAGATTGAGGATTTTGTGGTGGTGCTGGTCGTGCTAGTGTTGATGCTGGTCGTGCTAGTCGTGCTTCTGCTTCTGCTTGTGCTTGTGCTTGTGCTTCTGCTCGTGCTTGTGCTTGTGCTTCTGCTTGTGCTTGTGCTTCTGCTCGTGCTTCTGCTTCTGCTTGTGCTTGTGCTTCTGCTTCTGCTTGTGCTTGTGCTTCTGCTTGTGCTTCTGCTTGTGCTTCTGCTTGTGCTTGTGCTTCTTCTTCGAGTAGGTCTTCTAGAGCGGCTCCATCTCTTTCTTCTTCTAAACCATATCTGTATTCTTCTAATCTTTTTTTTGCACCTGATCTTCCTCGTTGTGATGAGATTTTCCTATAATTATCCATATTATATATATATATATCAGAAAAAAAACGATTTTTTTTATAGGTTTTTATTTTAACTTTTAAATATAAAATGGAATTATACATAAAGTTCAAATTAAATAACATCGAAAATTACAATTTAGATTTAAAAGGTTTATATTTTATATCAACACATCATGGGTACTCTATAGATAAAATAATAATTAAATTGATGATTTTACAATTTGTAATTAGACTGAAATAGTATTTATTGATGATGTGGAATTAGAATTTATAGAAAATGAATATTTGTCAATTAATATGTTACCAAAAAATCCTACAAATTTATATTATAAAATGAAAACACCATTTAAATGTAGAAGCGGAAATTTGTGTAAACCGATTTATAATAGTAAAAAACATTTAATTGGTATTTTAGTAAAAGAAGAAGATAAATATATAATTAAAAGTTTAACAAAAAACGATAATAATAACATTTATTATTTTAAATGTGATGATAGAATTAAAAAATCAACAACTATATAATTAAAGAAAATAAAATTTATCAAAATTCTCTAAAAAATAATATTCCATTAGATACATATTTAACGCTAGAATGTGATAAACATACTGGTTGTATTGTAGAATATATAAAATGTACATCCTTAAGATATCTAATAGAAAATGATATTTTAATTAATAACTTTGATAATATTTTAGAATATAGAATTTTTTCAATTAATTAATCATTATTTTCACTTGAATAAGTAGTATACTTAATACTTGTATTTTCAGTATCAGATGAATCAATATTTTCATTTAAAATATTATTTAATTTAGTTAAAGTTTCGTCTGAAATTTTATTTAAATCAAAAAAGATCCCATTATTATTTTGTGTAAATTTTTTATTTCCATTTTTACAGTATAATTCATGTTTTACAGTATCAAAAATTTTTAATAATATATCTTTATCAGTTACTTTATTAATTTTATCATTTATTTGTTTTTTATTATTATAGTTCATATTATATATAGAATTTATATTATTATTATAATTTATATAAATTCGTTTATTTAATAATTATACACTTAAAGATTAAAATAATATTTATATTAAAATGGATAAGCATACCTACTTAATCGAAATTTTAACAAGTCCATTAGATTTTTTATTAAAAAATACGAATGAAGATATTATTATTAAATGGAGAAAAGAATTTTTAGAATTATATAACAACCGAAGAGACTATTTATATAATAATACTAAAATAATAGTAAAAAATAATTTTTTAGAAAATTATAATCTAGCTAATATTAAGTTAAATCATCTCAGTATAAATCAAAATCCTTGGAAATATTTAGAGACTGAAGATCATACAATATTAGAATTAAATGATACACGTGAAGTATCTGTTTCACATCACGATAGTGCTAAACAAGAATTATTATACCATACAAATATTAAAGATGGTGTAAATCAAATTGTTACATCTTTATTTCAATATTTGTCATATTTTGAAGAAAACGATATAAGTACAAATATTTGGAATTATTGTTTAACATCAATGAATTTTTCAATCTATTTTTTTATTTTAGGGATTTTAATCTTAAGTTGTCAATATACTTGGACAATATTATTAATAACTAATGTTAGTGACGATTTTAAATTAAGTAGAGATTCATCTATTATTTTAATTACAATAATTTCAACAATTATATCTTTATTATATTCTTATAAGAATATATATTCTTACAATAAGACAAGAAAATGTTACAAGTATTTAATAAAAATATACAATGATTATCCATCGGTTCAACTATCAGAATTAGATAAAAAACATTTACATTTTAATCAAAGAAATATTACAATGAAAAAATGGATAGTAAAGTTTAATTGGTGGACAGACTTTTTATCTAATGGTTTATTACCGATAATTATACCATTTCTAAATATTTTTGTAATTTTAAGTTCAGAAGATTTACTAGATGCTATTTTAAATTCAATTGCTATATTTTTTATTATACAAATTGATGAAGATTTATATTCAATAAATGAATGGGAAAAAGAAAAGAATACGGTTAATTCGATGAGATGGTTACTATCTTGTATATATACAAGTAATTTCCCTGTTTTTGATGATGTATTTAGAAAAGAATATAATAACTGGCAATCCAGATTTTTACAATTTAAAAAAAGAACTTCAAAAAAAATATTTTCTAGTAATAATTATATTAGAAATTAATGCCTAATAATAATAATGAATATACATATCCTGAACCGGAAGATGAAGATTTTCAATTAAAGATATTAAAAAAAAGAGAATTTTATTATCATAAAATTCCTTATAGAGATAAATTAGAGACTTATTCAGAAATAAAAAAATATAGAGATGAAATATGTACTCCACCTACATTTACATTGAGAGAACAGCAAATTTTACTAGCTAATTTTTTATCTCCAGAAACACCATACAAAGGTTTATTAATTATGCATGGTACCGGTACTGGTAAAACTTGTTCAGCTATAGCTATAGCTGAACAATTTAAAGAACAAACAATAAAATATAATACTAAAATTTATGTTTTAACATCAGGGCCTAATATAAGAGAAAATTTTAAAAGTGAATTATTAACTTGTACTGGAGAAACTTATCTTAGAAATAAAGATATTATAGAACAATTAACTAAAGAAGAAAAAGATATGGAAAGGAAAATAGCAACATTTTCATCATTACAATACTATAAAATATTTTCATATAAAACATTTTATAAAAAAGTATTAGGAGAAAAAATGGCGGAAAAAAAATTAGTAGATGATAAAAAAATTAAAACAACATATAGAAAAAATGAAGCAGGTGATTTTGAAAGAGAATTAGTAGTTGATAAGATTACAAATATGGATAATTCTGTTATTATAGTAGATGAAGCACATAATTTAACAGGCAATGAATATGGTGATGCTTTAACTAAAATTATAAAAAAATCAAAGAATCTAAAAGTTATATTATTAACAGCAACACCTATGAAAAATTTAGGTGATGATATAATTGATATTTTAAATTTTCTTCGTCCACAGAATGATCCAATTAAAAGGGATAAAATATTTACAAATGATAAAAATTATTTAATGGATTTTAAACCAAACGGTGAAGAATATTTAAGAAAAAAAGCACTTGGGTATGTATCTTTTTATAGAGGTAGTGCTCCTTACACATTTGCTAAAAGAATAGATAAAGGTGAAATTCCTGAAGAATTATTATTCACACCTCTTATTAGATGTTATATGAGAGATTTTCAATTAAAAGCTTATAGTAAAATTAAAATAGATTCTTTAGATCGAGCATCATCGTCCGCCTCGAATTTTATATATCCTGGATTATCTTCAGAAAATAAATTAATTGGTAGATATTCGGCAGATGGTTTGATTAAAAGTATTTCACAATTATCAACAAAAAGAAAAGAAATTATAAATAATATAAATAAAGAGATATTTAAAGGAAAAATAGAGAAAGATGATTTAGAAAATTTTATTATTGAAACAAGTGATAAAAATATGGGAGGGAGATATTTAAATATTAAATATTTAGAACATTTTTCAATTAAATTTTATAAATGTATTAAAAAATTATCGAAATTGGTAGAAGGAAAAAAAGGTTCTTCTACTGCTTTCATATATTCTAATCTTGTAAAAGCGGGAGGTATGGAACTTTTTGCTGAAGCTTTACGTGAGAATGGTTATTTAGACTATAATGAAAATCCAAATGAATATAATATTGAAGATAATACGATAGATTTTAAAACTGGTAAAACATTCTCTCAATTTAAAAAAGAAAAATTAAATAATTTTAAACCGGCCACTTTTATTATTGTAACAGGTGCTTCTGAAGATGGAACTGAAGATATTCCAGAAATTAAACAAAAAATAATTAGAGAAGTTTTTAATAATCCCGAAAATAAAGATGGTAGATCATTAAAATTAATTTTAGGAAGTCGTGTTATGACTGAAGGTATTACTTTAGAAAATGTAAGACAAGTACATATATTAGATGTTCATTTTAATTTAGGTAAAGTTGATCAAGTAATTGGAAGAGCAATTCGTATGTGTAAACATCAAGCAGTTATTACTGACGACTATAAATTTCCTCAAGTAGATGTTTATAGATATGTTGCGAGTATAGAAAATAAACTATCATCAGATGAGACATTATATCAAAAGGGTGAAAAAAAATTTATTTTAGTTAAAAAAATAGAAAGAATAATAAAAGAAGTTGCTATTGATTGTCCTATATTATTAAATGGTAATAAATTTCCTGAAGAAATTGAAAAATATAACAATTGTGTTGAACCCACTTTAGAAAATAAGAAAAAAGGAAAACAAATATGTCCTGCTCTATGTGATTTTCAAAATTGTGATTATAAATGTAAGAATATCAAGTTAGATAAATATTATGACAATAAAAAAAAAACTTATAAGGATTTAGATGTTTCAGAAATTGATTATACAACATTTAATATTAATTTTGCTAAATCAGAAATAGATAATATTAAAAGTAAAATTAAAGATTTATATAGATTTAAACATATTTATACCTATGATGAAATTAAAGATATGATAAAACTATCATATAAAGATTATCAAAAAGATTTATTTGATGAATATTTTTTAGATACTGCCCTAAATTATATGATTCCCAAATCAGAAAATGATTATAATAATTTTTCTGATACAATCTTTGATAAGTTTAATAGAATTGGATATTTAATTCAAAGAGAACAATTTTATATTTTTCAACCTTTTGATGATAATGAAAATATTCCTTTATCTTATAGACAAAATTATAAAATAGATAATGAAAATTTAATTCCTATTAAAAATTATTTTATACAAAAATATGGAGATAAAGAAACAAGCGTAGACGAAAATAATATAGACAATGATGAAAAAGTTAAATATAAAACATATGATTTTGAATCTGTTAGATATTATTATGATAATAGAAAAGAAAATTTTATTGTAGGAATTATTGATAAAAATAATTTAGATAAAAATATACGAGACATATTTAAAATAAGACCTCCGATTAAAAAATCAGATATAAAACGTGGTACAGGTATATATTCTTTAACCGGATCAGTATGTGCTACATCAAAAAGCAAAAAATATTTACAAGATATATTAAATAAATTAATAAAAATAATACCTAATATTAAAAGTAACAAATTAAAAATTAGAAGTGATATGTGTAATCAAATAAAAAACAATTTATTATATCTAGAAAAATACAGTACAACTAGTCAAAATAATAAGATAAATTATATGATAATTCCAAAGGATCATCCAGAATTTCCATTTCCTTATAATCTAGAAGATAGAGTTAAAAATATAATTAAGAAAATTAAAAATATTATTAATAGAGAATTTGATTATCAAATTAAAAAATCATCAGAAGGTATTTTTAAAGAACTAAATATTAAAAATACAAGAGTTTATAAAATAGAAATTAAAAAGGATAAAAATATAGATAAAATATTAAAAGATTTAGAAAAAATAGGATTTACGTATAACGATGGTAAGTATACACTGATTTTAGATTAATATTAAAAAAATTGATTATATTACTATATGAGATATAAAATTATATAATAATGGACTCTTCTAACGAACTCGAGAATATTATTACTTTTAATGACGATGAGATTATTCAAAATATAGATACAGAAAATAAAAATAAATATTATAATAAAAGTTATGGGATTAGATGTGCTCAATCACAAGAAGAATTTCATAGTTCTACTGATATAAATACGTGTGGACACCGATCTCTTAAACTAGATTTGTGGTTTTGTTCTAAATTTAATTACAATTTGTATTGTTATGAAAATCATTTGGGACATTATAAAGAGTCACATCGAAGAGTAAAAGACGCACATATTTTTAGACGATATTTGTCAAATGTTAAAAGTAATGAAGAATAACTTTTATTTAAATTCAAAATAAATTAATGAAATTATAAATATACCTAATGTTGATATTAATAAATTATTATTAGAATTATCAACCACCATTTTTTTATTAAACTTATTTACAAGTAAACATAATACTAAATTTATTAGTGATATTAATAAACTAATTATTATAATCATTAATTATATTTAGATAAAAATATTGATAATATTAATTTAAAGATATTAAATTAATATTATTAATGGTTCAAGAAAAAACTAATTATTTAGAAACAGGTGTTATAATTGATAAAGAAGATGGTAGTGAAGAAACATACCATATTCCATATAATATTAATAATATTTTAATTACAGAAGATGATATTATTAATATTTTATCAAATTATAATATTAATGTTAAAAAAATAAATAATATTGATTATTTTCATCAATCTTTTACACATAAATCATATATAAAAAAAAATGTATTTACACCTGATATTTTAAAAGCAAGTAAAATAGAATTAAATAACCCACAAAATCTATTGGAATTAAGAGATTCAAGTTATGAACGATTAGAATATTTTGGTGATCGTGTTGTAAAAATAACAGTTTCATGGTATTTATTTTTACGTTATCCGCACGAAGATGAAGGTTTTATGACTAGACTACAAACAAAAATTGAAGATAAAAAAAATTTAGCTATTTTTTCAAAAGAATTAGGATTAGGAAAATATTTTCTAATATCAAAACAAATAGAAAGTTTAAATGGACGAAATTTAGATAGAATTCACGAAGATGTTTTTGAAGCTTTCATGGGTGCGTTATTTTTAAGTAATGGATTAGAACCTGCTAGTTTGTTATTATTAAATTTACTCGAAAGTTGTTTTGATTATTCAGATAAGCTATATTGTGATAATAATTATAAAGATAATTTATTAAGACTACATCATAGAAAAAAATGGAGTTTTCCTGTTTATCATTTGATTCATTTTGAAGGTCCTGCACATAAAAGAAAATATATAATGGGCGTTGAAAAAATAAATTTAGATGTAAAAACAAAGAAAAAATATTTATATGAAAAGAAGTATAAAGAATTGTGTTATAGTTTTGGAATTGGTTTTTCAAAGAAAGAAGGAGAACAACAAGCAGCCAAAATGGGATTAATATTAAATGACGTATTAAACGATGATCAATATGAAATGAGTGATATCTACTATCCTGAATGGAATAATTTTAAATCAAATAGTTCGATAGAATTAGAATAAATTATTTTAAACTTTAATAATGAGTGAAAATATTAAAAATTTATTATCTAAAAATCATATTACATCTTTATTTAAAATACTTACTTCAGATGAGAAATTTACAAAAATAAGAAAAAAAGACTTGCTTGATGAATTAATGACAAATATGAAAAAAACTTATAAAACATTAGATAAAAATAAAATTTCTTTAAAAAATATTGATTCTGTTAAAAAACAATATAATAATATTTGTTTAAATCACACCGCTACTAAATTCGGTATAAATATTGACACAGTCAATAATAATAAATTAAACAATAATGATAGTAATTATAATATAAAACCATTTGAATTAAATAATGAATATTCTTCAAATATATATTCCCAATTTAATGAGTCAAATAATAATTTAAATAATCTAAGTAATTTATTTAGCAATAATGAAAATAGTAATGAAGAATTAGATAGTAATTATGTACCAAGACCTATATCTTCATCTATTACTCCTAGTAATAATATAAATATGAATATGTCTGATAGATTAAAGGAAATGGAGATGTCTAGAAAACAATATGGTAAACAAGATACACCAACAGAATTACCTAATTTTTTAAAACCAGAAAAAGTAGGACAATCGAATGATTCTGCCGAATATAATAATATCAAGTCTTTATCAAATGATAATAAAGATAATTTTCTTCAAAATCAATTTGAAAATAATAATTCTGATTACGCACTTTTTGGTCAGACAGATGAAAATTTTTCGAATGTCGAAAATATGAGTCGAGATACTTCAAAATATGATGATAATAAATCAGTATCAGATAGGTTAGCTGAATTAGAAAAATCAAGAAATATCGATTTAGATCCAAGTAAAGATAAACCAGTTCAACAACCAGTTCAACAACCAGTTCAACAACCAGTTCAACAACCAGTTCAACAACCAGTTCAACAACCAGTTCAACAACCAGTTCAACAACCAGTTCAACAACCAGTTCAACAACCAGTTCAACAACCAGGTCAACAACCATTTCAACAGCTAGTCCAACAACCAGTTCAACAACCAGTTCAACAACCAGTTCAACAACCATTTCAACAAATGATAAATATTGATAAATATAATAAAAATTTTGAAATAATATTTAATGATATATCATACTTAAATAAAGAAATTGAGTCATTAAAATCATTATTAAATAAGAATATTAGTAATAAATTATCAAATACTAATAGTGTTCAAACCGTAGTAAAAAATTTACAGTTAGAAATTAATAAAACAGAATCAAAATATATTTATAAATTTAATAATTTAGATTCTGTTTTAGGAATAAATTTAATATCTTATTCTTTGCCTCACCCAAGATATAATATTATAGAATCTGACTTAGATTATTTTATAAAAGATAATTATAAAGTTATTAAAAAAAGTATTAAAATAGAAAAAGGATATTATAATTTAGACAATTTATTAAATATACTAAATAATAACGATGATTTACATTTTACATTAAATTATAAACAATTAATAGAAGTATCTAATAAAGTACCCGAAGATACAAATAATTCTGCTATAACTATAAATAAACATTTTAGATTAGATAATAATTCATTTTTAAATAAATTAGGTTTTACAAAAGAGAATTATGATTTTACTAGTTCTTTAATTATTTCTGATACTTTATGTGATTTAAGATTACCAAATAAATTATATATGTTTATAAAAAATATTCAGAATAATGCACCTTTTGGAATATTAAATTTTAATGGTACTAGTTCAGCCGAAATTAGATTTAATGAACCAAAAAATTTAGATCATTTAGATATAATATTTATGAGTAGTGATAATACTGAATATGATTTTGGTAATTTAAATTATAATTTAAGTTTTGGTATATCTATATTAGAAAAAAAAATGAACAATCAAATTAGTTTATAAATTATTTAACATTGGAAAAATATACTTTCCTACATTCATTCATATCGTCATCTTTAGTAATATTCTTTGTAATATAATCAAAAGATTCTCCTTTTAATAATCTAAGAATAAAATTAATAGAATAAACACCACAATCACTACTTTTAAATTGATGTCTTATTTTATTATATCTAACATCAAAAGATTCTAAACTAGGATCTTTAGTAAAAATCATTTCTTCTTTTAATGTTTTATTATATTTTTTTTCATATAAAAAATTTAAAATTTGACCTAAAAATGTTTTTATTTCTTTTCCTGGTTTTTTAGCAAAAGAATCAAAGAAATAAATTTGATTCTTTTTAAAATCACTATATAAAGAAACCCAATGTGATCCAGATTCTGTGTGTTTATCTAAATTTATGACTAAACCAATTCGTGATTTATTATTATTCAATAAATTATTAAAATTTACATTATAAACATCAAGAATAGGTAAATCTTGAAAATCATAAGGAACAGCACCAAAAAAATTAAAATTGTCATATATTTTTTCATATTGATAAACAACATGATTAATATCATTAGTACTTAACCATTCTGATCTTTTTTCAGGACCATTTGGTCTAAAAGTAAAAAAATTAATATTTTCATTATCCATATTCTTTAATAATTTTGTTTTTAACCAACACATTTGATTATTACAATTAAATTTATTTTTCATATTTATAGATAAACTTTTTAAAAGATATTTTTTATCGCTCTTTAATATAATTTTATCATTTGGATAATTTTTATTAAAAGCAATAGCTATATTTATTAAATTTTCTAATGTATAACAACTACCTTTTTGGTATTTATTTCCAGGGGCACATTTATTATCCATATATTTTTAATTAGAAATTAATTTTGAACGTAATATATTTTTTGATTATATTTTTTTTCAATAATGTCCCATAAAATATTATTTACTAAAATTATTTTCCAGTCATTTAAATTATTTAAATTATTTTTATTTAATATTTTATAAAAATAATAAGAAAAAATACCAATTACTATTTTATTATTTGTAATATTATTTGAATTTAAACTCTTATATTTAAACATATTAAAATCATATTTAATTAATATTTCTTTACTTGTCTGATTTTTTTTAGAAGAGACTATATACGTTTTTAATATTATATTTTTATATTTAAAAGTATCAATATTTAATTCACTAAAACAAGAATCTATAATAAAAAATATATGTTTTCGAATATTATTAATTAAATCTATTTTTTTTAATATTTCGGTACTTGAATATGATGTATTAAAAAACTTTAATTTTCCGGTATTTGATGAATGTCCAGAAAAATATATTATAATTGTTGAGTGATTATTAATTTGTTTAATTTCATTTAATATATTTAGAAGAGTAACATTTTTATTACAAAATAATATTGGTACTTTCCAATTATTAGTATTTAAATAAAATTTATAAAAAATATTATAAATTAAAATAGAATCATTAATAGGTCCAAAAAGTAAAGTTTGATTATTTCCTAATATAATAGTATAAATATTTTTTTTCATATAACTATTTTTATATAGATAAAAAAATGTTTTAAAAATTTCTCATATTAATATATATAATGGCTTATCAAGAAAAATATTTAAAATATAAACAGAAATATTTAGATTTAAAAAATCAAATGAAAACATATAATGTTACAAGTGAAAATAATAATGATATGATATTAACAGAAACACCAAGTATTCATAATTTAAATAAACAGAACTTAAACCAATCAGGTGGTAGTTTTTCGATGGCTAATGTGGCACCTATTGGAAATATGTATGTTCCAACAGGTGCTGCTTGTCCAGGTATGGTTAACCCCCAACCATTTCCTGTTGTTCAACCAACACTTGTTGTACAACCAACACCAAAACTAATACCACCACCAAAACCAATACCACAACCAAAACCAATACCACAACCAATACAACAGCCAAAACCAATACCACAACCAACACCAACTGTGCCAGTTAGACCTTCTGATGTAGCTGTTATTGATGTATCTCAACCTGCCCCAATAATTCCTGAAGTTATTGTTCCTGAAGTTATTGTTCCTGAAGTTATTGTTCCTGAAGTTATTGTTCCTGAAGTTATTGTTCCTGAAGTTATTGTTCCTGAAGTTGTGACTCCCGAAGGTTTTAGTTCACGATTTAATAAAAAAAATTATTCAGTACAAAATGATGTAAATTCTGAAATGTCTGAAAATAACACAACAGAAATTGAAAAAATATTTAGACAATACGGAGGATATGATATTGATGATATAGATCCTGGTAATTCATCATCAGACTTTGGAAATTCATCAGATAACACGATGTCTTCATCAGATGTTGGCGCTTTATATTCACCAATTGCATCCTCGTCTGTTCCTTGGGATTCAAACAATTAAGTAAAAAATATTGAAAATAATTATAATTAAATTAAATATAATTATAATTAATGCCTAATTTTAAAATAAATAATGTAAAATTAGTTACTTCATGGAGTTTTAATTTGAATAAAAATCAAGATTGTACTATATGTAGAAATACTTTAAATTCGTATAGTATACATTCTAAAAATGATAATATAGATATTGTAACTGGTACTTGTGGACATTCATTTCATAAAGAATGTATAGAACCGTGGTTAAAAACACAGACAAAATGTCCAATATGTTCTACAACATTTATTAAAATATTAAATTAAAAATCTAATTTATAATAATGTATTGTAAAGTATCAATATTATTTGCTTATATAGCAGTTACTTATATGACAGCATCACTATTTTATTTATCATATTCAAAAATAGCCAAAATTGGTACACCTTTTAAAGATAAACTAGAAGAATATAAAGATTTAAATATAATATATAAAAAATCTGCTGAAAAGAGAAGAATGATATTTTGTATATCATTATTGGTTGCTATTATGATTGTTGTAATTATACAACCTTTTAGTTTAATTGATAATGATACAAATAAATTAATAAAAGAAATTCAAGAAATTTTTGTTGAAAACTTTTAAATTTAAAGACTATATTAATATTATTTTTAATGTTTAAATATAAAAATAATATTAATGAAATAGGGATAGATGAAGCTGGACGTGGACCTTTATTTGGTTCTGTTTATGCGGGTGCTGTAATATGGGACAATAATTTAGAAAATGATATAATTAAAGATTCTAAAAAATTAACTAAAATTAAAAGAAAAAAAGCATTTGACTGGATTATAAAAAATATAAAATATTGGGGTGTTGGGTCTGCGAATGAAAAAGAAATTGATAATATTAATATTTTACAAGCAACTAAACTTGCAATGGATAGAGCTATTATAGATTTACAATCTAAAATAAATGATAATACTTTACAAATTAAAAATATTATAATTGATGGAGTTTATTGGGAAAAACATAATTTCCCGTATCATGTTGAATCAGTAGTTAAAGGAGATACTAAATATTATTCAATAGCAGCCGCATCTATATTAGCAAAAGAATTTCATGATAAACACATTTTAGAATTAGTAGAAAATAATTCTGAATTAGATACTAAATATAATTTAAAAAAAAATATGGGTTATGGTACCAAAGCACATATTGAAGGTTTAAATTTATATGGTCCAAGTGATTATCATAGAAAGTCTTTTAAACCTTTGAAACGATAGATTTTTTTAAAAGATAAAAATAAATTAAATAAATTATTCAGTTGATTCTGCATTCGTATAAGTTGTATTAGTTACTATTCTATTATTATCATATACTTCGTTAGAATTTTGATTCATTATATTATATAGATGATTATAATTATTATTACATTGTTTATTAGCGTATTCATTAGTAGAAATATGGTGTGAATATACAGTTTGATGTGAATTATTATCTACTGACGATAATACAGAATCAATATCACAATTATCTACATTATTATCATTTTTATTATATTCTTCTGGTACAATTTTACTAGATGTAGTTGATTGATAATCATAACAACAACCATAGTAAATTAGACAAATCATTAATAATAATGAAATTATACATATAATAATAATTACTTTATCCAATTTTTTTGGATAACTAACAGTATCGTAATTTTTAGGATTAACAGGATCTATAATTTTTAGTATAGTTGTACTTGTATCTGTTGATACTGTACTTGTATCTGTTCTTGTTGTATCCGTTCTTGTTGTATTCGTTGTACTTGTATCCGTTCTTGTTGTATCCGTTGTACTTGTATCCGTTCTTGTTGTATTCGTTGTACTTGTATCCGTTCTTGTTGTATTCGTTGTACTTGTATCCGTTCTTGTTGTATCCGTTGTACTTGTATCCGTTCTTGTTGTATTCGTTGTACTTGTATCCGTTCTTGTTGTATCCGTTGTACTTGTATCCGTTCTTGTTGTATCCGTTGTTGTTGTATCTGTTGATGTTTTACAATTTGTTTCATAATCATAACAACAATCATTTTGGATTTCACAGTGAGAATCACAAAAGCATCTTTCTCCAAATGTATCCATTGTAAAATCTCGTGAATTACATTTTTGATTACAGTATTCTTTTTTATAATAAGTATAAGTATTACTTTGTTTTACAATAGTATCATTAAATATTCCATTGCAAGTATTTTCCTTAATTAAATAACCTGTACAATTAAACATTTTATCGCATTTTTCACTACAAGACTCCACATTATCAATTATATCAAATAAATATTTATAATTTTGAGGAATAAGATTACTTGGATTATAAAAAGTTAAAATCAAATTAAGTATAATAAAAGGTAGCATTATATTAAAAATTTACAATTTTTTTAATATAAAAATCAATTTTTTTCTTATTAATATATATATATGAATAGTATTCAAAAAAGATTTTTTATGTTTTTAGGGGGATGTATACCGACTAGAATATTAATTGGATATTTAGGAAAAAAATATTATAATCACAAAGATATAAAAATATTAGGATATATTACGATGATTTTGGCATTAGGATTTATTTATATTTTTACATTTGGAAGTAAAAGAGCAGATACTCAATTAGAATGGAGTGGTGAGAAAAAAATTTGGTGGAACAATTATAGGATAATTCATGGAATATTATATATAATATTTTCTTTAAATATATTAAAAAATAATAAAGATGCTTGGAAATTTATAGCAATTGATACAACAATAGGTTTACTAGCATTTTTACATCATCATAACGTGAATAATAATTATTCTAAACTATTTTAATGTCAAGTAATATTATAAATGAAATATTTAATAATTTATTTAAATTTGATACATCATTAGCTTTTATAGTATCATTATATTTATTTTATAATTATTCAAAAAATATTCATAAATCATTGTTATTTTCATTTAAATTTGTATTAATATTTTTAGTTTTATTAAATTTATTAAAAAATTGATATATATTTAAATTAATATTAATGATTATATTATAATGGATTATAATGATACTAAACCAGTAATTTTAACCAAGAATAAAAATAAAACACATAGTCAAGTATCTAAAGTTATGTCAAAGAATTTTAGTAGTTCAGGAAAAAAGAAAGTAGATCCAGCCGATGAACTACCAAAACAACAATTTATTGGAAAAGACATTGGTAAGATAATACAACAGACACGTCTTAATAAAAAATTGTCGCAAAAAGATTTAGCTTGTAAAATGAATATGGATTCAAAAATGATTCAAAAATATGAAAATGGTACTGCCGAAAGAAACGGTAATATTCTAAATAAATTAGGAAAAATATTAGGAGTCAAACTTACAGGTAAAGGCGTTTAAAATTCATTTAAATAAAATATATATATTAATATTAATGAATAATGAAGATTTAAAAAAAAAATTTAATCAGATTCCACATAGATTAAATGTAATTCAAACTATGATTGAAGATAAAATAGTAGATTCCATGATGGATTTTAAAAATGATAGAAATCAATTTAAACAAGATAAATTTACAACTGAAGATATTAGACATATAATGCCAAAAAAATATATTGATTTTAATAAAGCTATCAAAGATTTAGGAGGAAAATTATTATATATCAAAAGTGGTTCTACGGGTCATACATTTAAAGGTATTTATCCAATAGATAATAATGAAAATAAACCTAATTATGCGGTTAAAATAGTTGCCTATCCGCGTAAAGAAAATTATGGAGATATGTTTAATATTAAAAGACCGGAAAATGCTGAATTATTAATGATAAAACTTTTGTCAGAATTTATAATAACAAAACAAACACCACATATTATTTTACCAATTACAACATTTAATACAAGTATTAAACCATTTATTTCTTTACCTAAAGATAATATAGTAAATAATAAAAAGTTTGACGCTTTTGTAAAAAAGTATAAAAAACAAGAATATTATGATAATGTATCTGTTTTAATTTCAGAATGGGCAAATGCTGGAGATTTAATTGACTATATTAAAAAAAATTATAAAAGTTTAAAAACAAAACATTGGAGGGGTATTTTTTTTCAATTAATATCAGTATTAGCGATAATTCAAGCTAAATATCCAGCTTTTAGACATAATGATTTAAAAGCAAATAATATTTTAATTCATAAAATTCCCATATCAAATAATAATAATAAATTTAAGTATAAAATAAACGGACAAATTTATATTGTTCCAAACATAGGAATTCAAATAAAATTATGGGATTTTGATTTTGCATGTATTCCTGGAGTTGTAGATAATAATAAAGTAGAAGCGGAATGGACAAATAGATTAAATGTAAAACCGGAACAACATAAATATTATGATGTTCATTATTTTTTTAACACATTTACAAAAAAAGGTTTTTTTCCAGATTTTTGGACAAGCGAATTAATTTCAGATAAAGTAAAAGATTTTGTTAAGAGAATAATACCAGATAAATTAACAAAATGTTCAAAAAAAGTAACAGAGAAAGGCAGATTATTAACAAATAATGAGTATTTAACTCCAGATCAAATTATTAAAGAAGACCCTTTTTTTAAAATTATGCGTATAGAGTAGAATTATTTTCTGTTGTTTCAACAATAGAATCTATTTCTAATTCACTTTCACTTGTTATATTTATAGTTTCAGGAATATAATTAAATATAGTATCTATTTGTATCTTATCGTCTGAATTTTTGTTAATAATAATATTACTTTCTTTTTTAGTTTCTATTAAAGTAAAATAACCATTAATATTTTGTAAATTATAGTTAGAAATAAATATGTTATCTTTCATATAAGTAAATTTAAAACTAATATTATTTACATTTTTAATATTATCTTTAAAACCTATTATTTCAATATTATTAAATAATATTTCATTGTCTGTCTTCTCAAAGTTTAAATTTTTAGAAATTATAATATGATTATAATTAAAATGTGATTTTAAAAAATTTAATATATTTTGAATATCATCGTTAGATAATATTTTTATATCTAATTTATCATCATTTGTTTTATCTACTTGATTAAATTTATTAATAATAGAATATACTTTATTTTTGGTATTATTAAAATAATTATCAAAAGTATCTTTTTTAATCACTGAATTTAAAAATACATAAGATAATAGACATATAAAAATAACTGTAATAATTTCAATAAACATTATAATATATATTTATTTATTGAAATTATTAAACGAAATCTATTTAAAATAAAAAAGTTAATAATATTTAATGAATTATAGACAAGAATATATTTGGATTGGTGGAAACAATGAATTAAGATCAAAGGTAAAATATTCAAAAGATGATAAGCTAACAGAATGGAATTATGATGGATCAAGTACAAATCAAGCAAACAATAAAAATTCAGAAGTAATTTTAAAACCAGTTAGAACTTATAATGATCCTTTTACAAAAGGTAAATTTGTTTTATGTGAAACTTGGGTCTTAGAAAATGACGAATTAAAACCTCATAAAACAAATTTAAGAAAACAGGCAGAAAATATATTTAAAGATAGTGATAGTAATAAACCGTTATTTGGTATAGAACACGAATTTTTTTTAATGTCTAATAAAAATGTTCCTATTGGATATTTTAATAGCAGTACCCCAAAACAAGGACAATATTATTGTTCTGTTGGTACTGGTAATGCTTATGGGAGAGATTTTTTAAATTTAGCTTGTGAATTATGTATTAAGGCTGGATTAAATATTACAGGTTCAAATTTAGAAGTAGCACCAGGACAAATGGAAATACAATTATGTGAATATGGGTTAAAAGCGGCTGACGATAGTATTATTTTAAAATATATCTTAGATAGAATGGGGGAAGCAAATAATTTAAAAGTAAATTGGAATTCAAAGCCATTAAAAGGAGATTGGAATGGTAGTGGGTGTCACATTAATTTTTCAACAAAACAAATGAGAGAACCAGATGGTTTAAATGTAATAATGGAATGTATGAAAAAATTAGAATTGAAACATAAAGAACATATAGATGTGTACGGTAATGATAATAATGAACGATTAACGGGTAAACACGAAACTTCCGATTTAAATAAGTTTTCATATGGGTTTGGAAGTAGAGGAACATCAATAAGAATACCAAATAGTACAAAAATTAATAAGTGTGGATATTTTGAAGATAGAAGACCTTCGTCATCTGTAATTATGTATCTAGCAATAAGCAAGTTATATAATACTTGTATTAATTAATTTAATTACCTAATTCATCAACATCTTGTATTTCTGATGAATTTACTTCATAAGATGACGTTTCTTCATTTATATCATAATTTTGTTCTGATATTTTTTCATCATCAATTTCATTAGAATTAACTAATTCTTGATAATATCCAGATACTTGTAGTGACGGATTTATATAAGGAGTATCTGTTATTAAAATACTATTAAATTTTCTTATATCGCTATCTTCTAATGGCAAATAAAAAAGATTAAAACAATGTAAAATAATTTTAACTATAGTAAGAGAACTATTAGTTTTAGATATAGATTCACTATTATAAGATAAAAATCTATTTAAATTCATAATATAATAATATATTAAAAAATTATCATTATTATTTAAAGTATTTAAAATATCAGTATTAATATAGTTTTTACTAATAGTTAATTTTATATTATTATTTTCAATATTATTTATATTTCTTACTATATCGATATGTTTAAAAATTTTTTTCCTTCCTTCTTTATTAACTGTTTTAAAAGTTTTTATTTGTTTATTTATTTGTTCTATTAATTTATCTTCACTATTATATGTAAATTTATTATTATTATTATTATTAATTTTTTCTAATAAAATTTTTGATTTACTTATAATAAAATTTAAATTATTAACTCTGTATCTTATTAAGTCTTTTAATAATGTTTTGTGGTTAATATCTTCCATTTTAAAATTTTTATTTTTATAATCATCATTTAAATTATAAATATTTACAAATTTATTTTCTAATCCAAGATTTATTAGCATATCACGAAGTGAATATTTAACTTTTATATAAGAGGTACTATTAAAAGTTTTAAATTCTCTATTGTCTTTAGAATATCCAATATAATTTTTAGTTAAATTATCATAATAAACGAAAACATTTTTAACTTGATCATTATAATATAATACATCTCGTTTAAAAAATGAATGATTTAGATTAAACTTTATTTTGTTATCAGATGATAAAATACTAAATTTATTTTTAATTTCATTTCCTAAATAATCATTCATTATTGTATATTTAGTATCTTTGAGTAAAATAGTTCTATCATTTAGTTTAACCTTGTCACCTAATACTGATTTTAATCTATCAATAAAGTCATCAATATAATTTATTAATTTATTATTAGTACTTTTTATATATCTATTTTTTAAATTTTTTAAAATATTTATTGATCTTATTTTATTTTTTTCTTTGTTTTGAAAGTATAATTTATTATTTTCAATTTGATTTTGATATATTTTAATTTTTTTTTCGTTAATATTTTTTTCTAATTTTAATAATTCATTATTAGTATATTGTTTTTTATCTATATTTATTTTACATTTTAAACATTGTTTTGTACCAGGTTCAAAATCGTGTGTGTCACCTGATAAACAATGTTCAATGGCTAATTTTTTAAGATTATTATATTTTATATTATTTCTAATGTCATTAGTTGAATATTTTTTATCAAATAAAACAGAATATTTTTCATTACATTTTTTACATATTAATTCATTATTTTTAAATTCCCAATTATGAAAATAACCATCATTACAATTAGTAATATTAGTAATATTATTATCAAAATATAAATTCTCATACTCATTTATTGTTTTTAATATAGTATTACAAAATCCCAATTCATTATATATTAACATATTATATGTTTCATCAAATTTACCTGATAATTCAAGTATTTTTTCTTTTTTTGTAATATAACTTATTTTATTTGTCTTTTCATCTATTTTAATTTTATTCATTGATTCTTCTTCTAGTTTTGTTAAAATATTCTTATCGTTATAAACATGTTTTAATTTATGTGTAAATCGATTAACAATCAGTTCATATATAAAATTTTTCTTTTTTTCTAAATTAGCTTCCATAATTGAATTAATTAAATCAACTAATGTATGAATTATAATTTTTTGTATATTATAGTTTTCATTTTTATTTTCTTTATTCCATAACCAAATATAACTATTTGTTAATATACAACTTAGATAAAATATAACATATCCTAATAATGGAATATTTTTAATTAAAATTTTAATTTTATCACTGATTCTAATAAATAAATTATCAAATATATTTTTACCTATCTTATCATAAATAAAGTAATTACATTTTTTGTCATCTTTAAAATTTAATATTTGACCTACATTAATATCTGTTATTATTATGAAAATAACATAAGACAGTACATTATTATATTTAATAAGTTTATAATAGTCAGTTTCTGTAGAACTTGTTAAAAAAATATCATCTTTGAGTTCAAAAAAGAATAAATTAGTTAGATCTTTGTTGATATTATAATTTTCAGCATTTTTTTTTGCTCTATCCTTGCTATTATCTTTTATATATTTAGTGTGAATCAAAATCAAGTCAATTACATCTTTAATTACCATTTTCCTTCTTAATTTTATTGTAGGTATATTTCCTATATAATAATTTAAATTTATTGTATAACATATTTTTTCTAAATTTTTCTCTAGATTTCTTATTGTTCTTGTAAATTTATTATATTTAGGAATTTTTTCTAAATTTTGACTCACAGCTAAATTAGTTGTTTGAAATGTATCTAATTCTTTAACGTATGTACCCTCGTAAACATATTTTTTTATATTTAACATTTCATTACAACTTTTACATATAATTACACCTTCTTCGTTTGTTTTTACATATTGTTTTACAAAATTAAAAATTTCTTGATTTAATAGTTCAGTGTCATTTCTAGATAATTTACCTAATTTTATCCATTTCAAATAATGGGAACAAATAGTATTTCTATTTATTGTTGACTCTATTATAACTTTATCTTGTTTTAGTGAAATTATTGTTTTATCATTCAATTTTATATATTTACTTTCAGGTAATTTTATTATATTAGGGATTTCTATTTCTTTCTTAATTTCAATTTCTTTAAAAATTATATTTAAAACTTGAGGATAAATCGTATGTTTTAATTTGATATTTAAATTATTAAATCCAAAAAATTTTTTACTATATTTTCTAATATTATAATTTAATGTATAAATATCAAGATTGTTTATACTTTTAATTTTATTTATTATATATTCAGATATTATGTCATAAAAAATATTAAATAAATTAACTATTAATGTTTCAATATATTGTGATTTATTAATAGATGATACATTTTTATACTCATCTAATTCTATAATATCATTTTTATTATCAAATAACCAATAATATAATGTCTTGTCATTTAATTTATTTGTAAAAGATGTTTTTATTTTTTTTATTAAATTTTTATAACCATTTTTATTATATTTATCCGATACATTTTCAATATCATTCATAGTAAAACATTCTAAATTTGACCCAAAAGGATTAAAAACAATACCAACTGTATGGAATGGTAAATTATTATGACCTACTCTTAATTCTATTTTTCCGTCCGTAAAATTTTTAATATTTGTATAACGAATAGATTGTACTTGTTTAGTAGTTCTTAATGTAAACCCATCTTTACTGTAATCTTTATAATTCAAATAAGCATAATTTCTAGAATTTTCTAAATCTACTAAATAATCTAAATCAGTTGTTTGTTCTGATAATTCTAATTTTTGAATAATTTTTACCTCTTCACTGTCATTATATAATACAACTTCTCTATTTAATAAAGGTTTATAAAAAAGTTCCTTGGCATCTAATTTCATTTTAGGATTTTTATCATAAAATTTTGAATGTAAATTTTTAAGTTTATTTATTTTATTTATAACATATTTAATTTTAGTTGAGTCTCTATCTTTAATATTGTCATCTAATTTTTTATCATATTTTTCTGTATTTTTATGATATCTTATAAATTCTTCTGTTATAGGAACTAATAATTTATTACTAAATATAAAATTTAAAAATGCCTTATTACTATAAAATTTTTCTTCTTCTTCTTTATTTTCTTCTAAATAAGAATAATATTCTTTATCTTTCCCTTTTTTAATATCATCTACCGTTAGTATACTTTGAAAAAATGGAAAATCAAGTAATTTTGTTTTAGTTGATACGATTATTTCTATGTATTTATACTCAGAATTTTTCATTTCACTTTCATTTAATAGTGTAATAATATTATTTTTTTCATCGTTTTCATAAATTACTTTAAAAATTATTGTTTTTAAAATATTATGAAAATTATCTTTAATTAAAAAAAAATCAGTTATAAAATCTTCTCCTAATAAGTTAAATATTTCAATTGTATCATTATATTTAATGGGATTATTTTCTAATATTATTTTTATTCTTTCCATCGTTTTAAATTTTTGTAATTCCAATATATTTTTAATAATTGAATATATTTTAATAATCTTTGAATTATTTTCACTATTATAAAAATTTTCAATTTGAAAATTGGATGATTTTTGATTTTTAGTAGATTCTAGTAAATTTGTAATAAATAAATCTCGACTTTCTTTATAATTATATGAAATACTAAAATAAATATAATATGCACAATAACGCTTACATATATTAAAAATAATTTGTTCTTTCGATTTTATTTCTTTGATCGTTTCTTTATTTATTATATCTATGAATTCTTTTATAATATCTAATATATTATTATGATATTTTACAAAATTATCGTCTTTTGAAATTTGTTCAATAAATTTTTTTTTATTTATAAAATTATGAAAGTTATCTAATACCCCATCAAAAAAGTTATCAATACTATTTAAATACATTTATTATTATAATAATAAAGATATTAAAAAAACTATTTAAATTTTTTTTCTATTGTATTTTATATAAATATGTCTAGTAATATATATGATAAAAGTAACAACATTATTTTGACTGAAACACCCAACTTAAATAATATTCAAAAAGGTGGCAATATAGATAATAAAGATGTAGATACATCAGATATTTTTATTGAAAAAATTAATTCAAATGAAGTAAATAATTTAGTTTCAATGTTAACATCATCTATTAATCAACAAGGTGGTTTATACAGTGAAACATCAGATGTTAGAGATATTAATGTAATAGATAATTTAAGTCCAACATCAGTGGAACAATTAGAAGATAATTATAGTGTAACTTCAACTATTAATCAAAATAATTTTGACAATAATTTAAGTCCAACATCAGTTAAACAACAATTAGGAGGTAATTATAGTGTAACTTCAACTATTAATCAAAATAATTTTGACAATAATTTAAGTCCAACCTCTATCAATGATACTGTTCAAGAAGGAGGATATTTAAGTAACACTACTAATACAGAACAACTTGAAGATCAATTAAGACAATTATTAGATAATAATGAAGAACAATTAGGTGGAGCTAGAAAATCTAGAAAATCGAAAAAATCGAAAAAATCTAAAAAGGATGGAGCTAAGAAAGCTAAAAAATCTATGAGTGGAGGTGACGATGGTGACGATGGTAAAGAATGTCCACCGTGTAAAGATAAAAAACCAAAGAAAAAACGTAAAGCTAGTCCTGGATTTATGGCTTTCCTAAAACTTAAAAAACACGTCGCGGAAAAATTAAAAATTCCAAATTCGGTTAAAGCAGCAAAAGCGGCAGGAGCAGCTTTACGTGTTGTTAAAGAAAAACATCCAGATATCGAATCAACCGAAGCTGCTAAAAAAGCAATGGATGAATTTGATAACAATATGAGCAAATATGAAAAATTAGCAAAATAAGTAAGTTAATTTAAAATATAATATTTTATCAATAGTTTTTTATCATAAATATTTTAATTTATGATAAAATTTTGAAAATATAATGATTGTATCCCTAACTTTTTAGAACATATATAATTCAAGGATTGTATTGGATTTTTATATTATAGATAATCATTATATACACAATTTTAACATGTAAATTAATGTGTTTCTGCTTAATCTTATATACTACTGTATATCTATTTTTTCTTTCTAAAGAATTATTTTGATTATCGTATTTTACTCATACACTGAATATTTGTCTCGATATTTAAAAAATCTACAATACTTCTTTGGGAGTAACATTATAGTATTCTATTATCAATAATTTACTTCTCGAAGAGTAGAGAGGTCTTTTTGACAATGTAAGATTTTAAATCTTGTTTAAAAATACGGAAGGTTCATCTCAACGAATAACAGTAATAATTTCATCATCTTTTATTTCAATCACTTGAGCTTGTCGTTCTTTACTTTTACCACCATTTGTAGATTCTATATCAAAAGGTTTAAATGCTCTTGATACACCATTATCTGCAAATTGGATAGCACCATCGCATATTGAATTAAGACCGTGTTCTATTTGTGGAGTATGTCCAACAAAAAGTCTTCCTACATTATATGTTTTTTTTAATGGATTCATTAATTTTGAACATTCTATTTTACCTAAATTTTTTGGTTTAAATCCTATAATTCGTGTCCATATTGGAGAAATTTCATAATCTGTGAAAATATCTTTAAAATATTTTGGGTTATCTAATTCATTAAATAAGAATAAACCTAATATTATATTTAAATCTTCAATTTGATAGTTATCAGCTATTTGTTTTACAATACCAGCATGAACAAATAAATTACTACCAATTACTAAAGCTATATTCCTTGTACAAGCCATAAAATTTGCTAATTCGTTACCTGGAGCAAATTTTTGTTTTCTTTTTTTTAATCCATCCTTAAATCTATCATTTTCATTTGGAATATTAGTATCAGCAAAATCCATTACATTGTTATATGATACATATCTCATATCATTAGAACTATTCATAATTTCGTGATTACCAACTAAAGAATATATAGCACCATTGAATTTAACAGCTTTATTATGTAATTGTGTCATAAACTTTAATATTTTTATATCTTCTGCTACATCGCCGTCTAAATGTTTTCGATGACAATTATTATTAATAGTTGGTCTACAACTATCTATTTGATCTCCTACTTGAACCACAACAGTATCACCTCCTATCCAATTATATTGTTCATTAATTAAACCTGCTAAATTGAGACAATTTATAAGTTCCGCAAAATCACCGTGAATATCACCAATGACAATTATTCTTCGAGTTGCTGGTAATATATTAGGTAATCTTTCTTTACCACATATATTATTCCAAGTAGTGTTAAACTTATCAATATATTCTTGTTTTAATCTCGGATTATTATTTACCATTATTAATAAATGAGAAAAAAAATTGAATTATATATAAATTCAATTGAATTTATATATAATAATGAATTTTACACAAAATAATTGGTCAAATTTTACTGAAAATGTATGTTTTATTAAAGATGAAAATGTGTATACAAGCAAAGATATATGTCAAAAAGATAATTATTTTGAAAAATTTAATATAAGAAATAATATGATTATTTTTTATTTCATCCATTTAGTTATATATTATATTACTATTGGAATTACAACTATGTTCATTTTTAACTTTATCAAGAAATATTTTGTAAATTATCTAGAAAAAATAACTAGAGATATGTATGAAGATTTTAATATACATTATGATGATGATGAAAGACTTAAAATATCACTAGAAGATTTACAAGATTCTATCAATAAATTAAATAAATCAAATACAACAAATTTTATTAAAGATAAAAACGGTTTGAATAAAGATATAAATAAAGTTAAAATGGAAATGAATGAAAGTGAAACAAAAGTATATCTACAAGACGAAAATAATAATTTTAATCTTATTATTACAAAAGATATTGGAACAAATACTTTTAAAGAACAAATTACACCGACATGGTGTGAATCGTCAGAAGAATACTTTAGATGTAGATTAGAAAAACTACTTGAAAATACTCGTATAGCAATACCTATAGATTCATTTTGTTCTATTTATGGGGATATTTCACAAATTATACCAAAAGATCAATTATTTTTAGAATTTGATAAATATATCGATTCAACAGTACCCATAATTTGTATGCTACGAGATATTTGTTGTAAGAGAGGATGGAATGATAAATTCCTAATTACACACAATGATTAGATATATTAATTTATACTGATATCGTTTTAATTTATTAAAAAGTTTATTATATAAACATAATGGAGAATAAATATATTAATAATGAATTAATAGATATTAGATTGAAAATAGACATATTAGATAAAAAAATAGATTTACTTTTGAAAAATGAGGAGACTAATACAAAAAATTGTGATAAAATGGGAAACCACGTTGATTTTGTAGAATCAATATATACAAAAGTAAAATATCCTCTTGAATATATAACTAATAAATTTAATAATTTAAATAAAAAAGATTATGTAGAATTACCAGAAATTGATAATAAAAAATAGTATTGAAATAGTTGTATAAATATTGAAAATACATAATATTATATTAAATTTATTCTAATAATGGATAAATTTAATATAATTATTGGAAAATCTAACTATACTTCAAATATGATTCAAGTAGATAAATTTAGTGTATCTATTGGACATAAAAAATTATACGATGATTCAGAATTAGTTTTAGCTCCCGGAAATATGTATGGACTTATTGGTAAAAATGGTTGTGGTAAATCAACTTTACTTAAGATGATAAAGGAGAATAAAATCCCTGTAAATAGAAATTTATTAATTTTATATGTTGAACAGGAATTAGAAAATACAGATAAAACACCATTACAAATATTAATAGAAAGTAATGGTATATACTTTAAAAAACAACAAAGAATTAATGAACTAGATGATATTATGTCAACAGATGATTTTCAAAATATGGACATTGCTGATTCTATACTTGAAGAATATCAAAAATTAGAAGAACTAATATCTGGTATTCACCCTGAAGCGGAAGAAGCTAATATTCGTAAAATTTTAAATGGTCTTGGTTTTTCAGATATGATGATGGAACAATCAAGTAGATTATTTAGTGGTGGGTGGAAAATGAGAATATCACTAGCGAGGGCTTTATATATTGAACCAGATATATTATTATTAGATGAACCAACAAATCATTTAGATTTGGATGCAGTTGTATGGTTAGGAGATTATTTAGAAAATAGTTTTATTAGCAAAAATAAAATTGGTTTACTTGTTTCTCATAATGTAGGATTTTTAAATCAAGTTTGTACAAATATTTTAAATATCGAAAAAGGAAAATTAGTTACATATAAAGGTAATTATGGACAGTTTAAATATAAGGTAGAGAAAAAATATAGACAGAAAACAAAAGAATGGACGAAATTATTGAAAAAGAAAAAAGGTAAAAGTAATAAAGAGTTTAATGATATAGTTAAAAGATCAGGATTGACAGAACCTGAAAAACCTTATAATGTTAATATAGAATTTTGTCAAGTACAAGAATACAATAATAATATAATTTCTGTAAAAGATGTTTCATTTTCATATGAAAATAAATTAATTTTTAAAAATTTAGATTTTGGATTAGATACAAGTTCTAGAGTAACTTTAATTGGCAAAAATGGTGCTGGTAAATCAACATTACTTAAACTTGTTGTAGGAGAAATAGAACCAGACCATGGTAATATTATTAAAAGATCTGGATTAAGAATTGGATATTATCATCAGCATTTTGAAGATTTTCTTCCAAAAGATAAAAATCCTATTCAATTTCTTGAAAGTATGGTTCCAGAAGATTTAATTACAGTAAATAAAACACAAACAGTTAGAAAATATTTAGGAACACTGGGATTAGAAGGTTCGGCACATACTTCAGTAATTGGAGATTTATCAGGAGGACAAAAAGCACGAGTAGCACTTGTCAGTTTAATATTTCAAAAACCAAGTTTAATCTTATTTGATGAACCTACTAATCATTTAGATATAGAAACGGTAGAAGCTTTAATAGAAGGATTAAAAACTTTTGAAGGTGGTATAATGCTTATTACTCACGAATCAGAAATAATAACTAATTTGGAATCAGAATTATGGATTTTAGAAAATAATGGAATTACATATTATAATAATAGTTTTGAAGATTATTGTGATTCTATTATTAACTAAATAGAATAAAATATTTTTTTATATTCATTACTAATATTTTTTGGGGATAATATTATTTTTAAAATCATCATTAATATAAAATGGATATTCGTCGCCTAAAATTTACTAGTAAACAGGATTTTAATTACAAATAGAATTAAAAAATAAACAAGTACTTGTATGAAAATAATAATAAGTATTGAATATTATGATTATTTAAAGGTTCATAAATAAGCAAGTTATTTTTTTTTGTCATACTAATATAACATATAAAAAAAATGAATTATAAAGACTAATCTTAAATATTATCTAAGTTAAATGAGTAAATTATTAACAAAGGAAGGATACTTGTTAAAAAAGAACAAATTTAAAAAAAATATTTTAATTGATGTTAGAAAAGAATTAACTGTTGAACCATATATGGCATTTAAAATACATAATTCCAAGCAAAATCGTTTTCCTGTATTTACGGAGGATGATGATTATATTTCTGTTCCTAAATTTTATGGTTTAAAACGTTTTGGTAAACCTGATGAAAATCACGAAGAGAGTGGACAAACTGTTAACTTTAAATTTAAAGGTAAACCAAGACCTAATCAGAAACATATTATTGATACAACAATTAAACATATGGAAGAAAATGATGGTGGTTTAATTTCAGTTGGGTGTGGTGTAGGAAAAACATTTATGGGATTATATATTGCGAGTCATTTTAAGGTAAAAACTTTAATTATAGTTCACAAAACATTTTTATTAAATCAATGGAAAGAAAGAATTGCCGAATTTACAAATGCTAACGTTGGAATTATACAACAAAATAATGTAGATATTGAAGATAAACAATTTGTAGTTGGGATGTTACAATCAATTGCCAAAGATAAATATGATTATGATATTTTTTCTGATTTTGGTTTAATTATTTTTGATGAAGCACATCATGCTCCATCAGAATACTTTTCAAAAGCATTACCTATTATTTCTTGTAAAAAATCATTAGCTTTATCTGCAACACCTAAACGTTCTGATAAAATGGAAAAAATATTATTTTGGTATTTGGGTGATATTGCTTATCAAGCACCACCAAATGAAAATACTAATGTATCGGTAAAAATTTATAATTATGATTTAGACCATAAAAAGTTTGCTGAAGCAAAATTACCGTTTACAGGAGAAGTAAATAGACCCAAAACTATAAATAGAATAGTTGCTCTTAAAAAAAGAAATAACTTTATTATAACTATCATAAAAGAAATATTAGTAGAAGATGGAAGAAAAATATTAATTTTAAGTGATCGTATTGAGCATTTAAAAGAATTAAAAGAAAAAATAGATGAATTAAAAGTAACTTGTGGTTTTTATATTGGTGGTAAAAGTCAAAAACAATTAGAAGAAGCAAGCAAAGCACAAATTTTACTTGGAAGTTATGGAATGGCGTCTGAAGGATTAGATATTCCTACATTAAATACACTTATAATGACAACACCGAGAAGAGAAGTAGAACAATCAGTTGGTAGAATAATTAGAAAAAAAGGAAAAATTCAACCATTAATTATAGATATTGTTGATATGCTTCCTTCATTATCACGACAAGGAAATCATCGTAGGAAATTATATAAAAAATTAAAGTATAATATAAAACTTTATGATGTAGAAAATAATAATATTATGACTGAAACAGATTTAACAAACAATAAAGATATTAAAATAGAAAATGGTATTGTAGATTTTATTGATGATTAATTTATAAATTAATATACTATGGAAGAATTATATAAAAAAAAATATTTAAAATATAAAAAAAAATATTTAAATTTAATTAATCAAATTGGTGGTACTGTTTGCCCAATTTGTACATTTAAAAATAAACTGTCAGACATAACTTGTGTAATGTGTGGAGCTTCATTAATAAAACAAAATCCATTTGGGTCAACTGTTATGACTAGACACAATAACGGAGGAGAAAAAGATTATACTAATTCTTGTATGTGGATATCAATTTTAGATTATATCAGACATATTAGAGGTAATAAAAGTGTTACATTAAAAGTATTAAGACAATTGGCAAATTCAGATTTACCAGAAGATAAAAATGCTGAATTTGATAATAAAAACAAAAGATATACTGATGGATTACTTAATATTTGTTTAGTTTATAATATTCAATTAAGAATATATTCACGTGATAGTGGAGGTAAATTAATATTATCTGATGTTTATCCCCCTCCTGGAAGTTCGTTAGCATTACAAAATCCGGATATTGTAAATATTATGAGTTTTGGTAGACATTTTGAATTAATAACAACAGGAGAAACACCCGTTGATGAGTCACAAGAAAGCGGGAGAGGTGGGACTGCTGATGGAAAAACATTAGATACTATAAAAACAGACACACCGCTACTTATTCGATACCAAGATGGTTATTTGGATATAACAAAATTATTGAAACATATAGATAGTTTAAAATTTATATTAAAAGGTTCATTATCTCCAACAGATAGAGAAAAAGTACAAACAGATCTAGTTATTCAAAATTCATTATTAGAGGAAGCATATAAAATAATAGATCACAATATGGAAGAACAAGAAAGTGCAAGAAAAATGAGACATTTAGTTCAAAAAGAAAAATCACATATTGAAACTCTTATTAAAGACTATACATCCACAATAGAAGCATTACGGGCTTATCCTGACTCTGATAATGAAATAAGTAGATTAGATAAAGAAATTAGTATATTAGTAAAAGAAATAAAAAAATACCAGTCATATTTAAGTTTACTTGAATAAAATATAAAAAACAACTTTGAAGATTTTTTGTAATAGAGATAAAAAAAATATGTTGGAATTATATCAAACTATATAAAAGTAACAATTATTAAAATACATTATTAAAATAATAATATAATATATATTATATGTCAAATCATTGGTACAATAGTTTAAATAAATCTGAATATAAAATAGATGAATGGGTTTTTAGATATATATGGCCTGTTATTTTTATGATGATAGCTAAATCTTTTTTTATTGTATATAATAGTCAAAAATGTCCAGGTATGTGTAATATAACAAAGATATTTATTATACATTTTATTTTAAATATTTTATGGGGCACTATATTTTTTGATATGAAAAATATACAATTGGCAATGTTTAATATGCTATTAGTATTTAGTTCGTTAATTATGATTATGAAAAAAATAAAAACAATAAATTATGATGCTTATAAATTATTAATTCCGTATTTTATATGGATTTGTATTGCATTATATTTTAATTTATTTATTTATTTTAATAATTAATAAAAAAATATATATATATATATATATATATATATGTTTGGATTAAATTTAGAAATGTTATATAAAAAAATTAACTCACCAACCGGTTATAAATTTTTAATGTTAACAATTATTGTTAATTTAATTGATAGAATTATATCAACAGGATTTATAAGTTATCTTGAATTAGATTATTATAAAAATGAAAAAGTATTTAGTTTTATTCCGGCACCATTATTTTTAACTGCTGTAATTATTATTGTATTTATAATAATTGATATAGGATTGTTTAAGATATTGGATATGATAGTAAATAAATAACTTATTTTTTTCTATTAACCGCGAATATAACAAGAACAAAAAGTAATAATGAAACTATTAATATAGTTAAAAAAGAATTTGAAGATTTACTAAAACCTTCTCGTGTATTTGTAAATAAACCTTCTGTATCTTGTAAATCAGTATATACAGTGACTGCAATCGATTGCTCATCGGAAGTTAATGTAGAACATTGATTACACTCACTATCAGTATTACAATAATTAAAATATTTTGACCACGATTTTCCACTTTTATCATAAATAGATGAATTTAAACAACCCCATTTAGTCTTTCTTTTTATACCATATTGACAAAATAATGGACATTTTTTATAAATAGGTATAGCTTTAATATGTTTGACTAGTAATTTTTGTTCTAATATTATAGCACACAGTGTTTTATCTACCTTAGCTATATTATTGTTAATTGTAATTGAATTTTCTATATCACAAGTATTATTGCTAAGTGGGAGGTGATCGGTAATATCCTGGTTATTGCTAGGTGGTTCACTGTTATAGGCATCCCTCTCATCCTCAAAAAGTGTAATATTTGCGTTTAATTTTTCTAGCTCTGTGTTACTGTCATCTATTTTATTGTCTTTCGCTAAATTCGCAGCATAATTAAGTAAATCTGTAAATTTTTCTAGTTTACTTAGTAATTCTTCTGTTCTCTTTTCTACCACTTTAACATATTCATTACATTTATTTGTTTTAAAAAGTTTAATATTTTCTTCTAAATTTTCTATTTCTTGTTTCAATTCTTCTATCTCGGCTTGTGATAAAATAGTTTCGGGTAGTACTTGTCCAAGATCATTCACAAAAGTTTCGGGTGTTACTGTTAGGGGTGTTACTGTTTCGCTAGGTTCCAATAGTTCCAATGGTATAGTACCATTAGTACCATTAGGGTCTTTAGGGTCGTTTAAAAGTAATATTGCTACCCTTTCTTCCACCTGTTTGTCGTCGTTGTTTTTTTTAAATATATAGGTAAATTCCTTAGCTGTCCGTCCCGTAATTCTAATTGTTACTGGGTTAGCACCGTTTGCTGACATTATTTGTGTAATAATTGAAGGGTTCTCTATATCAAAAAAACTAGATTTGCCTGCGGTACTGTTGACTCTTCCAAAATCCACTTTTTTTTTTCTAGAGTGTATAAAAGAATACTTTTCTTGATTTTTACCTGTCATATCTGTAATAGTGACCCATCCTACGTCGTATTCAGCATCGTGTGTATCCATTTGTCCCTCTGTTTTTTGCACATATAAATTAAAGTAATTGACTGCTTCTCGCGTTATATCATCCTTTTTTCTCTCACCCTTTATTACTACATCACTTGAACGAGGTATTGTAAAAGTATCTATATTTGTTTGTATTTGTGTTAAAAGTATTGGTGGTTTAGTAAATAAGCTCGTTGATCCATTTACCCTCAGTTCCCCGTTCGATGCGGAACTTTTACCCGCTTGGATTTTAATATCAGTTCCCTTTACTGTATATTCACCTTCGTTCACAACTATATATGATGCTTCCTCTGATGCTGTTTCCTCTGATTGTGTTCCATCTGGTGGTGGTGCATTTATCAAAGCTATTTCAAAAGACGTTGTTCCAATGTTGTTTAATCTTACGGTAGATAAGCGTGCGCTATTATTATATGTTAAACCTGATACAATTACAACAGGGTTTTTAAATGAGTTTTGTAAATTAATTGTCTGAAAATTTGTAGTTATATTAGAAACTGTACCATATTCTATTAAGGGATGCGCTTCTGCTGCTTTAACTTGTTGTTCTGTCGCAGCTGCTGGCTCAACCAACAAATAGTCTATAACATTATTTGCACGAGCTAATAATGCTTCCGCTGCTGCTTTTTTTTTTGCCTCTGTGGCTGCACGAGCGATTAATGCGGCTGTACGAGCTAATGCTGCGTCTGCTGCTGCTTTTTTTGCCTCTGCTGCGGCTGTACGAGCTAATGCTGCGTCTGCTGCTGCTTTTTTTGCCTCTGCTGCTGCTTCCTCTACTGCTTTTTTTGCCTCTGCTGCTTTTTCCACTGCTGCTTTTTTTGCCTCTGCTGCTTTTTCCGCTGCTGCTTTTTCCTCTGCTGCTTCTGCTGCTTTTTCCTCTGCTGCACGAGCGATTGATGCGTCCGTTGCTGCTTTTTCCTCTGCTGCACGAGCGATTGATGCGTCCGTTGCTGCTTTTTCATCTGATGCTTCTGCTGCGTCTGCTGCTTTTTCCTCTGCTGTGTCTGCTGCTGCTTTTTTTGCCACTGCTTCTGCTGCGTCTGCTGCTGCTTTTTTTGCCACTGCTTCTGCTGCGTCTGCTGCTGCTTTTTTTGCCACTGCTTCTGCTGCTGTTGCTGCTTCTGATGCTTCTGCTGCTGCTGCTTCTGTTGCGTCTGCTGCTTCTTCTGCTGCTGCTGCGTCTGCTGCTTCTGTTGCGTCTGCTGCTTCTTCTGCTGCTGCTGCGTCTGCTGCTTCTGCTGCGTCTGCTGCTTCTGCTGCGTCTGCTGCTGCTGCGTCTACACGAGCGATTAATGCTTTCGCTATTTGATTTTTTTTACGGGCAAGTTTTTCTTTAGCATTGTTTAATTCTAATTTAGCCTTATTGTATATTACTATTTGCTCTTCAATATTTATTTTGTCTGGTTCTTTAGGTGGTGGAACTAGTTCTTGTCCTGGTTGTTGAGCTGGTTGTGGAACTAGTTCTTGTCCTGGTTGTTGAGCTGGTTGTGGAACTAGTTCTTGTCCTGGTTGTTG